TAGAACTCTAGACGAATTAAAAACTATTCTGGAACCTTTCTATAATTCAGAGGGATTTAATCCCAATGGTTTTGATCGAGAAGGTTTTGATTATTCTGGATATGATCGAGATGGAGTTCATAAACTTAGTTAAGATCCAGAAATCTAATTTGAGAAAAGTTAATATTGTAATTTTAAATAAGAATGCAAATAATAATAAAAAAAGAAAAACAAAAAAAAGCAGCAAGAGCTATTACACTATTCCTTTTTAAAAAATGGAAAAACGATGGGAAATTAATTAATATTGAGTTTAAATCTCCTTTAATATTTACTGCTCAAATCGTTTACAATGACAAAATTAGTTCATCACAAAAATTTATCTTATTATGAATATCCGAAGTTTACCATTCCCTCATACTTTCTTCTTAAGAAAAAAAGAATATTTTACCATAGGCAGCGTACCTACTGATGAAAAATGTACTCAAGCAGGTGGAGATAGAGAATTCCAACTTTTAGAATGTAAAATTTATGCAAAACAATTTTTACGTGAATTTGGACCTTTACCTCCCTTTACTGATTTTTTCATATTAAAAAATGTACATGATGCAGGTATATATTATGACCTTGCTGTAGAATATCTCGATCCGGAACAATTTGATGAAGAAAATGAAACGGCAGATAAATCTCTAGCATATGCTTTGAAAGTAGAAGGAGGTTTAAGTAATTGGGATGAAATTTCTTTGAAAGAATTACAAGAAAAGAAACATCCTTTGTATTTTACACCAGTTATTGTTACTAAATTTAAAGAAACAGCATGATCAATGTAAAAACTTTATTACAAGCTTTTCGTAAGCTAGACATGATTCCCCAAAATAATATAATCCCCTACTTAGAGAAGGTTTTCTTTTTTACAAAGAATAATTACACGTATATTAGCTATACTAATCTACAGATTACTCTTACAATTAAATTGGAATATAATTTAGCAATTGAAGGTTGTTGTAGTTTAAAACCCTTAATTGCATTATTATCTAATTTTACCGAAGAAGAAGTTAAAATAAAAATAAACAAACAATCTTTAATTGTAGAAGGTAAATCAAGTGTGTATAAAACAGCATTCTCCGTAGAAGAAGATTACCCAAAACCTGCAAAATTAGCAGGAACTCCTATAACTCTTTTTACAAAAGAAATGCTGGAATCGATTTCTAAATTAGAACCATATTTAGCCACTGATAAAAATCATCTGAGTAATCTGCATTTATTGCATTTTAATCTAAATGCAAATTCAGAAGTTGTTGCAACAAATGGATTTGTTCTAGGCATTTACAAACCAAAACTTAATGTAAAAAAAGATTTCAAATTTAATTTGTCTAAGAATATTGTTTCTATTCTTAAGAAATTAAACGTAGATCTAAATTTATATTCGAATGGTTTTGGAGATAGAGATCATACAATTACTTTTCAGCAATTCGATGAAAAATTCGTAATTTATGAAGCCGTTTTGCCTAAAGAGTTACCTTCTAGTATTAGTGTTGATAGTAATGAATTAAGTAATTTACTGAAAATTGCAGCTGTATATACAGATCCTACCCCGAAAAATGATATAGTTTCTTTAATTCCAGAAGAAAATCAGCTTATCTTGAAAACATCTTGGGAAGAAAGAAATTACGAATCTGAAGCTGTTTTAAGCTGTACTAATTCTAATTTTCTATTTCCTGTTCACTTCCGAATCAATTATATAAAATTGATTATCAAAACTTTAAATTTAGAAGAAGAATTTATTTTGAAAGGAATTGCCCCAAATAAGCCTTTTATAGCAGAAAATTCCGAATTTTACACATTAATAATGCCTTATTTAAATTAATCCGAAATTATGAATAATATCGCCTGGGGAGTTATCATAGGGTTTATATTAGCTCTTGCTTTGGCTAGTCAAGTTTATAGCTATAAAGCAAAAAAATGTGAAGAAAAAAATCGAAATTTAGAAAATCAGATTTTATTACTAGGACAAGCAAGTTCTAAACTATTAAAACAAGTTCATTCCCGGGATTCAGTTATGGAACCTTTAATTGCTAAATCAAAATATCTCAATGAAAAATACAATGCTAACATTGATACGATTTATATTAATGATATGGATTCCCTTTTACGGGAATTCACAAGGGTTACAACTCGATAATCCCATAGAAAATCAGGCAAAAGATTCTATTCGAATTCAACAAGATTCTTTAGGATTTTATTATAGAGTTCCATTTGCACAAGCACAAGTAGCTGTTTGGAAATCTCAACAATTTCCACTTTTTTTAGATTGCAAAAAAGAATTAAGAGGGATAACTTCTCAATATTTAGAAGCACAACGTGTAATTGATAGCATTAACTATGGTATTAATAACTTAGTTGTAAATAATGATTATCTATCTTTATCTAATGCAACAAAAAGCAATGAAATTGAAATCCTACAAAACAAGTTAAGTCGATCTAAATTTTGGAGTAGAATCAAAGATGGTGTTAGTATTGCAATTATCACCTGGCTTATCCTGAAGTAATCTTACGCCGAAGTATTAAGGTTTAGATTTTTTAATTAAAATTTAAACCTAATGAATACGAAAACAAAAATGCTTACTCTCGAAGATTCTTTATGGCAAAGAATCAAAAATGAACTTGGAATTAAAATTCCACAGGACACTTTTAAGTACAGTAGTACTAACCCTGTATCTGTTGTAAAAGCAGTAGTAAATGCTAAAAACCATAAATGGCTGGAAGTATGTTGTAGAGAAATTCTTAAGACCTATAAATTAGGTGTTGTAGAAAACGAAGGATCTATTTCCTTAGCCTTTATAGAAGAAGTTACTGATGAAGAACAAGAACAGGGCATTCAATTTTTAAAAAATATAAAACCTTTCATTCATGACTAATGATTTAATAAGATCGAATTTTCCGGATCAGGTAGATTCAGGGAGACCTTTTATTGTTGGAATAACTACAAAGGATGGTAATCGCTATTCTTTACGTATCTGCCAACAAATCACTCCAAAAGCTGATATAGAACTCAATGGAGCTAAACCTAACTTAAAAACAGGTTTTCACCACGGAGTTCCAAAGGCAAAAGTTGAGAAAGAAGGATATGCACCCGGTATTATTTTGGCTGAAGGTTTCAACCTTAGCGTAGTTCACCAATTTACACCACAATATGCTTCTCAGCAGCCGAGAAAAGATGCAGAAGGAAATAATCTCACTGTCAATGGTATGCCTTACTATGAGCACGTAAAGCTCATATATGGCCTTCCTAAAATTGAGTTATGGACTTCAGACCAATATAAAGAGAGATCTTCATTGGAAAATTCTTTTGCAGCGGACCTTACGGATGATCAAAAAAGTAGTTTCTATGCAAACAGTACCACTATGGAAGAAGTTGGCTTAGATACGAATTTTGATGATCTACCGTTTTAACACTTCTCTTGGTTATGTAATCTGAGGAGATGGAGCAATCTGGGATCAGGCACACTTGATAGCATTGCATGTTTTATACATGCATAGCTATCAATGTCGTTGAAGTCCCAGATTTTTTGAAATAATTGCCTAATATTATGAACAGGCAACTCGTTTAAGTTTTGTCCTCCTTGAACGCTTACTATAAATATTTTTTTTCCGTTAAATATATCCTGGACTTCCTGACGCGATAATTGAAATAACCAGTTTAAAAAGACAGGAGGCGGGAAATTGTAGTAACTACTAATTACGAACACATAAAAATCATGAAGGGTCCAATCAACACCTAAACCCGGACTCCCTTGTAAATATTGAGGAGTAATTTGCTTATAATTTTCTAATGTAAGCAATTCAGCTTTTGGGAATTCCTGAAGTAAATAATTACTGACATCGGATGCCAAACTGCTTTCTCTGATTGTACCTTGTATGATTAACATTATTCAAAATATTCACTTTCTAATTTAAAACTTCCCCCATTACAAGTACACCACTTGTAATTTTTAACATAAGGTTTACCCTCCCTTAAATATTTCATGATTTTCCAGCGAACACCTTGTCGGGTTTCTTCATGACTACTTATAAAAGTATCTTTCATTTTTAGGAAACTTTTTTATTATAATATGATCGAAAAACAATTGAGATTCTTTTTGCACTTGCTATTAAATAATGTTCGTATTTATACCGTAAATCATCTTTCATAAGAAATAAAGATCTTTGGGGCAACAATATAGGAATAACATCGTTTTTATCATGAACATTTCTGAACCACATCGTTTCTGAACTAATAATACTCAAAATTCTAATTTCATTATCTGCTCGTAGTGTATCTACATGAGGATTCATTTTTTGTCCAGGATGATACTGATTTACGGTAATAGTATGAAAATCAAAAAACTGTCTGAAATACTCTAAATAATCTGGAATTATAGGATCATATTCACTAAATTCATGTACTCCGGGATTTCCATAACGTTTGATATGATTTCGAGTATTTATATCAGGATTATAAGGCTCAAATTTAATTTTATCAATTAAATTAAGCTCAATTTCTTCCGATATAAAATTAAGGATTAACATCAACTCAAATAATTATTTACTCTGCTTATGTTTTCAATGGTCCATTGATCTTGGTCATGAAAATATAAATAAATTGTAGCATCTGCCACAAAGACCTCTGCTTTTTCTCCAGGACAGACATCTAATGGGAGTCTATCCCCAAAATTAAGTTCGGCATATACAGCTGCTAAATCATATTGAATTCCATCAAAAAATTGATCAATAAACTTATCTCTCAAAGAAATCCTATAAGGATTCATCTTGCATTCGCAATTACAAATAGGTTTCTCTTCTAAAACTTTGACTCTACTATCTAAGTTTTTAATTAAGGCAAGTAATTCGGGAAATGTTGGCATAGTTATATAGTTTTTTTAACAATTATTTCAAAATGAATCATATTAGGAGTAAACATGACCCCTCCATTGGCAATAAAATTAATTTTTATTAATCTCTCGCCTCCCCCAGCAACTACAAAATTATTTAAAATATTCCGTTGAACATTTGTGGAAGCAAGAAGTGTTGCATCACCAGTAACAGCATCTAAGCCAGATTCTAAATCTTCTACATCAATGCCAACCGTAATGTAAGATGGAGTAGCTATATTTAAAACTCCACCATGACTTGTAGTTACTTCCGAAATATACCAATAGAATGGACAATAAATAGCAGGAATATTAAACTCTAAATCAACTCCAGAATTAACCATGGTTATTGGAACATAGTATTTTATTTCTGTACTGGTGTATATAGTATTTTTTTCGTCATGGGATAAATCTACCCATGTAATTTGGGAAGAATCTGCTTTGATATAAATCTTATTACAGTATTCTAAATTACAAGAACAATAGGTAAGATTATTAAAACTAGAATATGATAATGAAGAACCTATCCAAGTTCCTGCCATGTAACATTCATTATCCCAACTACTTGAATAAAAATTACTAAAAGTTGAATTTATGTCAGTCCAATAACTTTTATTGTTTAAAGAGCAATTTCTTATTTCTGAAAACTCATCTAGAAATATAGTACCCTCACCCTTTTGAATATAGCTACCATTTGTTAATGATATTTGATATAAACTGGAATTTCCTTTAATTACTATACTATCAAACCAAGACTCATTATCTAAACTTAAACTTTGCAAATCAGCGCCATCATAAAATTCAGTCTTTATAAAAAAAGAGCTATTATGAAGATGTAAATTTCGCAAGGAACATGCATACCCAAAATAAGGCAAGTTAATTACAGAATAATTTTTAAGCTCTATTCCTAATGCAAGCTGCCCCTTGAAATTTATAAACTCCGCATAACTATCATCTATTTGTAAAAGTCCTACTCCAAAACCTGTGTCTTCGTTGAAATTATTTCCCCATTGCATGGCAGAAATTCCATGTATTTCTACATTAAAGTTTCCTGAATAAGCAGTCCAATCATTTTCACTACTATTCCAATAGCTATAAGGAAAAAATACGGCAATAGTACCAGAACTTCTTCTGCTAATCCAATCATTAGCAATGTCATATTCTATTTCATCTATGACTTTATTATAACCTTCATAAGTATAAGGTAATTTAGTCCAATCTTCAGGATTTAAAGTAAGACAATCCGAGGCAGTTCCTAAGTTACCTGTGGTATTTTGCCAATAGTACCCTCCCCATATTGCAACATCTCCTACTTGAAAACTATTCCTGTTTCCAATAACGGGGTTATCTCCATCCCAAATTCCATATAAATTTTTACCTTGGGTTAACCAAAAAGTAACAGGGTCTCCTCCGTTTTCAATAGTCAACACATCACCTGCAACATATCCGGCTCCAGGATCATCTATGGTAATACTAACAACTTGTCCATCTACATTAGCTACAATGTTGACAGTTAAACCAATTCCAGAACCTCCATCTGCTGGAAAATTTACAATTGTAGTAAACAGAGTTCCTCTACCAAGGTCTTCATTTATGACAGCTCCTAAAGGACCTAATTCTCCGTATTCAGTAGAATCATATATAGGGTTATAGAACTCTCCAAATCCTTTTGGTGAAAATTTATTAGTAGCAATTGCTTTTAAGTAAATTGTAGTACCAGAATTAGTGCCATCATCATATAAAATTTCAAACGCAGGTAATAGCTTATTTTTATGTACCCCTGAAATTTTGTACAAACTATTAGGGACCAGACTTGCGCTTTCAACTAAAGCCAAAGCTTCTGTTAATGTTATTTCTTCATAACAACAGTTAGAACTGCCACTATTACCACAACAACACTTACGTTTTAATTTGCGAAGTTGTTTTGAAATTTGTTTTTCTGTTAAATTCATTACATCCGGTCCCATAATAATACTTTTAAAATTTTAACATTTAATTTCCAGTTCCGCAAGATTTACAAGGCCCTAGAAATCCTCCATTATTTATGTGTGTTCTGACTGCACTATAATAAGTACACACATTTTGAAAGCCTCCTGAAGGTGTTTTCATACAAACCCTCACTTTTTGAAGAGAAGGAGTTCCACACTTCCATGGAGAATAAACTTGAGGATAAGGAGGAGGATCTATACAATCAGGATCTCCATCACCATCATAGTCTTGAGTATCATCTCCTCCCGGACATTTATCTACAGAATCAGGAATGCCATCGCAATCAGAGTCCGGGTCTACAATAGATACAACAGATTTTTTTTCCGGAATACTCTCGGAAAAGGTAGTACATTTCATGTACACAATAAAAGAAAGTAAAAATAGAATAAGTTTCATATGGGTTAAATTTAAGTGTTAACGAAGATAAGGAATTACTCCAAATCCATTAATAGTATCTTTTAAAGTTGTTGCAATTTCTCTTACTTCAATCCAAGCAATTGCACCATCTGTAGTTCCTGACCAACTTATATTGTAAGTTTGAGTACCTGTTCCTGTAGTAACTTTTGTTTGCGTACTTATCTGCATTGCAGATGAAGCCGATCCAACACCAGTACTTTGCGCAGTACTCCAATTACCCTTACTTGTATCAGAATCTGTAGTTATAGTAGTTACACTTTCAACGGAACTGCTACCTATAACAATATTCCCACTTGTAATAGAAGAAGTTGTAGCTGTTAAAAATGTAGTACTAAATGCTGCACCTGCAGCCCCTGTAACATACGTAGGATTGTTACCAACTATTTCCCATAGAGCAGCACATTTAGCTACTACGTTTGTAGTCCAAGAAATTGTTATAGTCGTTCCAGTGGTTATTGTCCCCCCATCCATGGAAGTAGTAGCAATAAGAACATCAGCTCTTACTCCAGGAGACCCCCCAACTAAAGCAGATTGTCTTATAGTCCAAGTATTGCCATTTGTATCAGATACTGAAAAAGAAGATCCTCCACTATCAATAGCAATACAAAGAACAGCCATGGAACCAGCAGCTAAATTAGATGCAGGAACAAACGTAAAGCCATTGCTTGACGAATTATGAGTACCTGTTCCTCTTGCTGTTGCAGATAAAGCCATTATACGCTAATTGTAAAATAATCTACTTGAACAATAAGGCTACCGGTTGTTGGAGCAGAATTAGTAATTCTTAACTCTTCTCCATCACCCCCAATACCAACAATACCAGATCCAGTTCCTTTTACAATACCAGAACCAGGCGCAATTCCAGGATGAGATAATATCATTTTTGCAACACCATCTGCTCCACTAGATCCTTGTGTGGGTACATTTGCAGTCCCAAAACCAATCCTTACACTTGTATTTACTGTATTTGCAGCAGAAGCTGTAACAGTAATACAGGTAATTACATAAATAGTACCTGTAGATATAGCTGGCAAAATATTATCATCTGTTTGAGCTGCAGTTGTATAATATTCCGCAGATTGTATATTTGGATGCCCACCAATCGCAAAAGGAATGCCATGAACATTTGTATAAGCATTACTTCTATCTCCTGCAGCTACAGCACTTGGATTACTACCATGAGCTACGGCTTTTCCTCCTATTTTTATAGGATTTCCGGAATCAACACTGTCATGCGGAGTTCCACCACCAACGGCTGCTGCATCTACAGCATTTGTTCCTGTTTCATCTACAACGCCTTGTCTTAAACCTCTTGTTGTACCATCTTCTAGTACATTAACAATAGCTCTCTTAGAATCTATTCTTGCGGCTGCAATATCATTTTCAGTTAATGCTGTTCCTGCAGTTTCATCAAAGACATAACCTACTCCTAATATTTTTGAGGAATTATCTGTGAATCCTGCATTATCTGTATAAACAGTGTCATCAATGAGCTGTAGCGAGGTAAGTGCTGCTCCGTTTTCTTGAACCACAAATGTTCCTCCATTATCTACAGTTATGGAATTTCCTCCATCTTGGATATTAACTGCAGAACCTCCTGAAGCATTGTTAATAGTAACATCCCCTATGTCTGTGCCAGGTTGCGCAGTAGCTAATACACTTAATTCACCAGCAGCAGTAATAGCCGCTGTATCTGTACCATCAGTTAATTTAACTGAACCTATTGTATTTGTACCAGTAGGTAAAGCAGGTAATGTTAACACATCAACTTGCATCTCAGTCCCAGAGACTGCTCCTGCTATTGTATCTATTTTGGTACTGATATTCGAAGTATCAGCATCGATTGTTGTAAGAAGCGCTTCAATTCCATCAACATGGCCAATTATTGTAGCTTGGTTTGCTGCCGTTGCCGCGCCACTTGGAAGAGCCGAAGATGTTACTGTAACATCATTATTTGCTCCTAAATTAACAAGAAGTCCATCAGTTTGATTTCCAGGTGTTCTGTCCCAATTTGCCCCATCCCAAATCATCCCAAAGGCTCCCACTGCCGGGGCTGTTGGGTTCGCTGTGTTGTCTGCTAAAGCTGCTGCTGCAGGTAATTCTGTGTCCACTGGAACCGGAGTGGCTCTCAATTGAGCGTCTGTAAGGGGACCCGTAACGGCCACACTGCCAGAAATTATAACTACAGAACCAGAAGCATCAACCTTGTCTGTCGCAAAAACTAAATCCCGTATATCTAAGTCTGTAGCTTGAACAGTAACAATAGGCATAGTTAGTACATCAACCTGCATTTCTGCTCCTGAAACTGCACCAGCAATTGTATCTATTTTTGTACTGATATTCGAAGTATCAGCATCGATTGTTGTAAGAAGCGCTTCAATTCCATCAACATGGCCAATTATTGTAGCTTGGTTTGCTGCCGTTGCCGCACCACTTGGAAGTGCGGAAGATAATACATCTATTTGTAATTCTCCGTTACTATCTGTTTTAATTGCCTGTGGATTAGTACCATCTTGGCCTAATATCGCAATACCTTTAACTACAGTTCCAGAACCATCAGTATAAATTGCATCATCTATTAATTCTACTGCTGTTTTTATTGCCGCACTATTATCTTCAGTCACTAAACCCTTAGATCCGCTGATAAAATTATCAATAGTTTCCACAGCGGTCTTTACAGATTGTAAAGTAGCTTCTAAAGCTAATGCAGATGTATTTAAATTTGTACCTGCATTAGCAGTTACATTTCCAGATATAGTTAATGTACCTGCTAAACTTGTTATTATAGTACCTAATGCTGTTAAAATAGCAGCACTGTTATCTTCTGTTACTAAACCTCTTGATCCACTAATAAAATTATCAATAGTTTCTACTGCAGTTTTGATTGCTAAACTATTGTCCTCAGTTACTAATCCTCTAGAACCACTGATAAAGTTATCAATAATCTCTACAGCGGTTTTTATATTAGCTAAGGTAGCTTCGGTAGCTAAATTCCCAGCTTGTGTATTAAGAGCTGCTAAGGTAGCTTCTGTCGCTGCCCCTGTAGGTAAAGGTAATACTGTAACAGAAACTGGTTGTGTAACTCCAGAACCATCTACAGAGACAGCCCCCGCTATAGAAATACTAGCAACATTTCCGGCAAGATCTCGTAATATTATACTTTCAAAGTAACCACTCATACTATCCTCCAATTTAAGTTAGTACTCTTCAATCCCATTGCAGAATTTTGAAATAAAATTTCATACGTAGAATCTCCATTTATTAATTCTAATCCCAATGCATTAACCAAAACTTTATTTAAAGTACTATCTATTTTTACAATAGTAAGGTTGACTTGATTTCCTACAGCAGTAGGAAGATTTACATTCACATCTCCTAACGTACAATCAACTAGTAAAAGATATTCATTAGCTGTAAAAGCAAAATTATAAGGATCATCTGTAAAGTCAATCTCAATTACCGTATATCCGCTACTACCGCCTCCTGGTATATTTAGCGTGGCTATATTTCCAATACGAGTTAAAGTAGCTCCAGGTCCTGTCACATTAAATGTATCTACGGTTCCTTGTGAACCGAGAGGAACACCTTCATCTTCAAATAAAATACCTACTTGTACATTTTTTAAATTATACCAATCATTCAAAACTTTTGATGTTATAAAATTAACATCATCAGTTCCTGCAATAGCTTGCGCCAATGTCGCATTTATAGGGACGCTTCTTGAAAATTTCCATTCAATTCCGTCACTAATATAAAAACCATCTGATTTATAACCAGGAGGCCACCATGGAGTTCCTGTACTAGTGAGAACATAATAAATTACTCCTGGATTTAAAGCCGGATCTGGCAAATCAGCATAAGTATTTACGAAAGCCGTTACTCCCAAACTGTTGGGGAAACTAACCATTACGCATTGCAATTCCCCATTATTATCATGCAGTACCGGAAACTGATCTCCTACCACAATAGGCGTAGGCGGTAAAGTAAGTTGTGCTTTCTTTAGTAAATCACAAAGATTTGTACACTCAGTTAACGCTTTTACCTTACGTATCTCCTTATAAATCAAGGAATAAGGATTAGGATCGCCCTTAAAATAATTATTTTGGGGAGGCATACTCCAAAAGTATTTAGTTTTTTACAAATAAATTATTTTGCCTTTAGACAAAATAATTGTCCAATTCTCTTACCTTAGCCCCCCCGTTATGAATATAATTTTAGTTGGTCCCCAGGAATTTGGATTTCCTCGTATGGAATTTCCTAAAGCCTTAGAATTTTTAAACGGTCTGGATGTCATTGATTTTGATACTGAAAACGATATTCCTACTCAGGAGCTGATATGCATGCAGTTAGGTAATTCTGAAACTCAAATCATATTTACCGAAAATTTTATCAAATTAAAACCTCTCCTAGAAACTAAAACCCTTAGAATTCAAAATGCACTTCATGATTTACGTTTTTTGTACCGATTAGGAATTTATCCCCGTTTCATTCGAGATACTTTCCTTCAAGAAATGATTTTAGAATGTGGAAAACAAACACTAGGTCCTTCTTTAAAAGCTGCAGGACTTTTTTCGTTAGTTCAGAAATATTGTAATATCACTCTTGATAAAAATCCTAGAAAAAATCCAACTCTAACTAAAGAGTTTTTGGAATATGCTGCAAAAGATATCATGTTTCTAGAAAGAATTGATAGACAACAACGTAAAATTGCAGAAAGCCTCGACCTAATGCCAACATTTGATCTTGAAAATCAATATGTACGTCCTCTCGCTTATATTACTAATTGTGGATTCAAATTAAATGTAGAAGGTTTTAAAGAAAAAGTTAAGAAAGACATTTTAGAATTGAAACAAACAGAGGAGGAATTAAAACAAATTATACTTTCTGAACCTAAATTAAAAAAATTCGTTCATTGGGTTTCTGACCTTTTTAGCACTCCTATACAAGAATTAACTTTTAATTGGACTCAACCTAAAATGGTATTAGAAGTATTTCGTACTCTTGGATTTGTTTGGAGTGAAAAAGAAAAAGAAACTATTGATATTCGATTAATGGTAAAAAGTGAAGGACAACATCCTTTAATTGATGCTTATATCAAAGCTGCTAAACTTAGTAAAAAAGTTTCAAGCTTTGGGCAAAATATTTTAGATGCTGTAGATATTGAAAATAGAATTCGCTCCAATTATATTCAAATAATTGCAACAGGTCGTCAAAGTTCTAGAGGAGAAACAGAAGACTCCGATTTAAAAGGAATCAACTTGCAGAATATTCCAAAATGGGGTGAAGAACGCAAATATTTTACATGTGACAAAGGTAATGTTTTAGTTATTGGAGATTACGCCGGTCAAGAAACTAGAATCTTAGCCGAGTTTGCAAGAGATCCTAATTATGCAGCATACATAAGTCATCCTGAAAAAGATTTACACTGTTTTATGGCGCAATGTGTTTGGCCTAAATATCGAATATATTCTCATAGCTACATAAAAGAAAATTTCCCTAAAGTTCGAAATGATGCGAAACCCGGTACTTTTAGTATCCCTTATGGAGGAGATGGGCCCACTATCGCTAAAAATTTAAATATAGATATTGAAGAAGGTAAAAGAGCTTATAATGAATTTATGTCCGAATTTAAAGGACTAACTCGCTATTTTGATCATGTAACTACTCAAGCTCTTAAACTAGGTTTTATTTTAGTCAATCCCGTTACAAAAAGAAAAATCTTTTTGAAGGATTTTACTACTTACCGAGAATTAAAATTTATAAAAAATCAAACGGCTTCCCAATGGAAATTTTGTAAATCTTATGAGAATAAGCAAGGCCGATTAGCTCGTAATTATCCTATACAAGGTACAGGAAGTGACCAATTAAAAACAGCCATTATCTATTTATTTGATTTACTTTTAAAAAACAATTTATTAAATATTGTAAAAATAGTAAATATCGTACATGATGAAATTGACATTGAGTGCCCGGAAAGGCTTGCTCCAAAAGTTAAAGTAGCTCTAGATAATTGTATGGTAGCTGCAGGAAAGAAATATCTTAAAAAAATCCCTGTCAAAGTGGATATTCGAGTATCTAAATATTGGAAAGAATGAATACTATTTTAAAAAAACACTTAGATAATCCTGAAATAAAAATCCCACTATTAAAACTGTTTTACGAACTTGGATATCTTACAAATCCTAGTGATGAAAACAGTCTCACCGAAAAAGCTTTAAAAAAAACTCCAAAAGTAAAATATGAAATGGATGGCCAACTTTACGAAAGAATTAAAGAACTCTGGCCTAAAGGACAATGGACATCTAGTTTAGCTGCTTGTAATGCTCAAGTAACAAAACTATTTAAGAATTTTCCTGATAAAAAAGATACAATGGTACATTGGGAAAAAGCAGCTAAATATTATTTAGCGACTACTTCTTATCATGGAGAACTTAAATACTTTTTTTATAAAGATAATGATTCTAGATTATTAAAAGCCTTAGAAGAACTTGCTAAAAAACCTCAGCAAACATTTAAAGAAAGATGATTGTAAAAAAACGTTTAGCAGAATTACAAGTTAAATTAAGTAATCGCTTAAAAGGAATTAATAATTCTCTCGTTATTGGAAACAATTTCAGAACGAATTGGGAATTTGGAGGAGGATTTATTCCCGGACAACTTATAGGTATTACGGGAGATACTGCCGGCGGTAAAACTAAATATACAAAATATTTAATTTATCAGGTTTATCTGGCATATAAAGCTAATCGAAATCGAAACTTTAAAGTAATCTGGTTTGGATTAGAAGAAACAGACGAAGAATTTATCGATTCCATTTTATGTACTTTATATTATTCGAAGTTCGGGAAAGATCTAGATTATGCTGTTCTTAATAGTTATCGTAATGATACGATGACTAAAGAAATTTGGACCAACCTTATTTCTTTGCAGTATATAGCTCAAGATTTTTGTAATCATATTATTCATACTGATGCGGATAAACCCGAAAACATGTTGGCATTTTGTGAAGAAGCTGTTCAATCTCAAGGAGATGCTACATTTCAAATAACCAATAACGAAGAAAAAAAGTACATACCTCTTAGCGTAACTAAATACATTGTAGTCGTAGATCATACTTCTTTAATTAAACAAAATCTAGGAAAATATGATTCAAAACATGATGCAATCGAAAGATGGGTTACTGATTATGCTAAAAAAATTATAAGTAAAAAATGGGGATGGACTGTTGTAAATATTATGCAACAAGGTTTTGAAAGCAATAAAGCGAGTATATATACGCCGAAGGGAGTTATAAATCCGCGTCGTGTAGAACCTTCTATGGATAAACTAGGCAATAACAAAGAAATTGCCCGGGACCATTATATTATGATTGGATTATTTAACCCTTACGCTTTTGAAATTAAAGAATATCCTACTGAAGGTTATGACATTACTCTACTTGAAGACAATTATCGCTGTGCTATTTTTATGAAAAATCGTTTTGGACAATCCATGCGCAGAGTCCATTACTGGTTTCATGGAAGTTCCTTTATTTTTAAAGAATTGCCTAGCTATAAAACACATGCAGATGAATTACAATTATTTTATAATAAATTAAACCTTTTAAAAAATGGCGGAAACGAAATCTCCGGAAGTTTCTAAACAAACTCCTCCTCAATCGCCTGTTGTAAAAAAAGCTCCTGAATTTAGTTTTGGAGAAAAAATAACAACAGGATCTCCTAGAATTCGATCTATGCTCATTATGGGCTCTAGAATGATCGGTAAAACTCGATTACTTACTCAATTACCTAAATCTTTAACTATTGACATTCCAGGTCATGCTCAAAATTATGAATCCGTAGGTAATGTATTCGACCTTCAAACAGAAATGGAAAAAAAGAATAAACAACTAGTTCAAGCTGCTCAAGGAGGTCCCAGTCCCATTTTGTATAATCGCTATACTTTTTTATTAGCATATAGCGCTTATTTGGCAAAAACAAAAATTATTGATTTTATTAATTTAGACTCTTTAACTGATTTAGAAGAAGTCTGTTTACCAAAAGCTAATCAGCTGTATCGAAAAACTTCAGAAGGTGCAAACTATACCGGAGATAATGTTGTAGCAGATATTGGATATGGCAAAGGACAAACTTTCCTAAAAGAAGCCGCAAAACCTATTATCACAAATTTACTAGCTGCTTCTAAAATTTGTACTATTTTTACAGGCCATGTTACGGTGAAAAATAAGCCAAAAAAGACTAAAGAAGAAGTAGATACTGAAGAAACCGATGTAGATTTAACTTCTCAAATTAAAAAGTTAATTGCAGGACAGGTAGAAGCTACAGCTCTTATGTATCGAGCCGCTAATGGTGCTCAAAACATTCTTAGCTTTGAAAATTATGGAGATACAATAATTATCGGAGGACGGCCCGGACATTTACAAAATCAAAAATTTGTGATTTCTGAAATGTTTGATGAAGAGGATAATCTATCTCCTACAGGTAGTAAACTAGTTACTCATTGGAAGTCAATATTTCCCGAACTTAATTAATAATCTAAATAAAAAAGAATGTCAGAAACAAAATTCGGTTTTACAGATGATTTAGGTGTCCAGGATAATTATTTACCTGGAGGACAAATCCATAGTGGTTTAAAATTAATAAAAACCACGTATAGTACTGCAGAAGGTAATTCTCCAGAGAAATTAACTCTATCATTTAAAAATGATAATGGAATTGCAGAAGTAGATATTTTAGCTCCTAATCTATCAAAAACAAAAGCTACTGCTAAAAAAACGAAAGAACAAATGTATGATTTCTTTAAACGGAAAACTAATAACCTGTTTATAGGGATTGCAAAAGCTTATCGATTAGATACAAAAAAACTTCCTCCTGCAGATACTTTTAAACAAACAGCCCTTACTTTAAGTGAAGCTTTAGAACCTCATATAAAAGCTAATCAAATGGCTTTTCATATTAAATTCACAAAGAATAAAGAAGGTTATACTCGTATAGCCGATGAAGGTCTGTTTATGGAAATAGATAATGGTCAACCAACTACCTTATTCTTTTCTGAACATGAGAAGAATATGAATTTGATACAGAAATCTAGCAATTCCACAGAAAGAGAATCTTCTTTAGGAAATGTTTTTGAAACCCCGGAAAGCCTAGAACAGGCTTCCGACCTCAATTTTAATTCGGGGGAGGAAATTCCTGATCCTTTTGATCAACAGACAATTGAAAATGAAGAAGAACAACCTTTTGATAAATTCTAATGTTTCGACTGAATCCTCAATCGTATGAAGACTTACTTTCTTTATATAATGAGGAAACTATTTATAATTACTATCTCGGACATTGTATATTAGACAAGCATTTTTATTCGGTTTTCCGCCAGGAAAAAACACCGTCCATGATGTTAAAAGTCAAGGGCGGTGTTATCCGGTGGTACGACTTCGGAAGGAGCAAAAATGAAGTTTCTGGGAGTCGTGCTATTAACTTAATAATGGATCTTCATGGGCTTACATATTATGAAGCCTTAGATAAAATGTATGAAGACCTAGAAGAAGGAAAACCTCAAGAAATTATTGTAAATAGAAAAGAAGTTTTTTTATCAAAACAAATTAAATTTCAAGAAAGTCGTCCTCAATATGTTGATAATTACTTTAAATTATATAACATAACTCCGGAAACTCTTGATTTATTTAATGTATGGTATTGTACTCAATTTAGATTTAACAATAAACTTTGGCATAAAAGCAATGAAATAGACTTTATGGCCATTTACATGTTTAGCATTGAATTTCATGCTTGGCAAATTATACGTCCATATGCAGGAGTTACAGATACCAATAAATTGATTGATAAAAAGAAAAAGTTTAGACCCAATAACATGGAAGATGTTATAATGGGATTTAAACAACTCCCGAAACATTGTCCGGTAATTATTATTAAAAAAGCATATAAAGAAGTATTAGTCGCTCATGAATGTAAAATACCTGCAGTTTGTAAGGTCGGAGAAAACAGAATTCTAGAACCTTTTGAAATTGATATTTTACGGAGTAAATGTGATCATCTTATTTATTTAGGTGATAATGATAAAACCGGTAAAAATATGCAGGAACAATACAAACGTTTAAAAATTCCTGCTTATGAATGTCCCGGTCCTGAGAAAGATCCTTCGGATTTAAGTAAAATACGAGGATTGGAAGAATTGAATAAATTTTATTACAACTTATTAAAACCTTATGTCTAATATTACTAACATTGAATTTGAAGAAGTAGAAAGTTCGGCAACCTCTACTGAAGTATTTGAAGATCAACCTGTAGATGAAACATGGTTAGTTCCTCTATCCTTTAAAGCCCCTTCTTTATTTACTAAAGAAGAAGGTTTAATAGCAAAGGCAAAACAAGCTTTTGCAGTTCCAACTGAAAAATTGGATAAATTGAAAAATTACGTGACTGAAATTGAAATTCTCGGAATTGAGGATAAAGAAAATTTCCAGAAAATTTACAGTGCACGCCAAATTGCTAAAAAAGAACGTTTAGCTTTTATTGCCGAGATTACTAAATGCAAAAAATTCCCTCAACAATTACTTAAAGTATTAAATGAAATTGCAGCCACTGTAGAATTTCGTTATAAAGAAATTGAAAGTATTGCACAACAAAAAGAGGATGTAATTGAAGAAGCAAAAAAAGTTAAAAAACAACAAGAGGAAAAAGCGAAACGCGAAAAACTACAAAATCGTATTAATTCGCTTTTAGCTGTAGAAGCTGCAATGGATGTATCCTTACTAGAAAATCTGAGTGATGCTGAATTTGAAAAACATCTTCAAGAAGTTACTGAAGAATATCAAATGGCAGTTATAAAGAAAGAAGAAGAAGAAGCAGCCCTTAAAGCTCAAGTAGAAGAATTACAGCAACGTGCTGCAGCTTTAAATGCTAAAGAAGAAGAACTTAAGGCAAAAGAAAAAGAGCTCACTCAAAAGGAAAATCAGTTAGAAATAAAAGAAACTCATCTTGACAGAAAAGAGGATAAAATTGAGCAAAACCAACATTTCACAGCATCTCTAGGTCTTTCTTCCTCTGGAACAAGTTCTTCTCCAGATGTTATAAGAACATTAAAGAATGAAGTAGGGATTTTAAATGAAGCTTTGCAACATATTTATAAAGCAGAAACAGCTTTAAATTCTATAAAATCTGTTCCGGGTAAGACTATTGTAGGAGTAATAATTCCTACATTAACTAAGATATCCGCATATCTTTTATCTAAAATTAAATATATTAATTCCAGCCAATGAAACCAAAACAAATAGAAGATGCTTTTGCTACCTGGGCAGATGTACTTCGAGGATTTGCAGAAACTCCTGCTATGGATAATATTTTACAAAAAGCTGTTATCGATCCTCGAAAAGAAAATAAGAAAGTGTGGCCTACTACCGAAAATATCTTTCGTTGTTTTAAATTAACTCCTTATAAGGATCTTGTCGCAGTTTGGATTGGACAGGATCCTTATCCAGGAACTCCCGAAAAATGTGTGGCAACCGGTATTGCTATGGGTATTGCTAAAGATAATCCTACCTTACCCCCAACTTTAAAAGTAATTGCTAAAGAATTACAGGATACCTGGCCAAATATAGATATTGACTATACTTTTGAATCTTGGGCAAGACAAGGGATTTTAATGCTCAACACTACTTTAACAGTAGAGGCCGGAAATATTGGAAGCCATCTTCACTTATGGAAAGGTTTTACTACGTATTTACTTCAAACTCTTAGTGAAAGAAATACAGGTATTATTTATATCTGTTTAGGGAAAAATGCACAAGAATATTTGAAGTACATTAATCAGGATTCCAATTACATAATTCGAGCAGCTCACCCGGCAGCTGAAGCTTACAGTGGAGGAAATGCCGGATTCTATGGTAGTAATATTTTTGGAAAAATTAATGACATCATGATTAAAATGTATGGAAAACCTATCAATTTTGGACAACTTAATACTTAGAATGGATTTATTCTATCTTTCTATGTTCTGTATTTTATTGTGGGGTTTAGGCGCGCGACTGTTTTATCATTGTATTCTTAAAGAGGCTCTCGATTCTAGAAAAATTCCTGAGACTCGTCTTACAAAAATATGGGATTTAATCGTAAGATTCTTTATTATCATTTTTTGGTTTTTAATTCTAATTTATGTCGATATTACAGAAAATACTAAAATTTAACCAATCTACCATTAGATTAATTCCAGAACTCTGTAAAGAATTCGACATAGATTTTAAAGCTGTAAATATGGTTTATCATCCCTGGACTCAACTATTTGATGCAGGATTAATCCAGATTTATGCATATAATGCCTACAGAGATCCCTTTATTTATTTTACAGTGAAAAGTAATGTAGTTATAAAAACAGGATTAGATCCGGAAAAATTGCTATCAAAACATTTTGATAAACTCGAAACAGATCCTTTATATACACTCTATCGAACACGTACTAAATATAAAATCAATTGGTTTGATATTCCGGATCCTGCTGTTTTAAATGCTTTAAGCTATGGAGGAGAACATATCTGGACTGAAGTTGCCAATCCTTTAGGCTTGTACTATACAGTCAATAACATGAGTTTTGGTTTATTGTATAATACAAAACAAACTAAGCAATTATTTGCAAATGAGTTTAAGTGCGGTCTTGCTCATGTTCCAGATAAATTACTCCCCCAACCTGATTTAGAAAAAGAAACTTTTAGAAAAGAAAAAACATTATTGTATGCCTGAACTTAATCATCAAGATCTCAGTTTTTGTGTAATGAGACTTCCTTATAATTTAAGAGAAGCTTTAAAACAGAAATACTTTGAAAAAAAAATCATAATTGCCGGAGGGTTTATCCGTTGTGTTATCTCTCAAGAAAAAATCAATGATATTGATTTATTTACCGAGAATGAAAATATGGCTAAAAAATTTAGTGGATTGTTTCCAGAATCAAAGCATTCTACTCTAAATGCTATTACTATAAAGACAAAACCTACAATTCAAATTATCACTAAATGGCTATTTACTAATCCTATAGATGTAGTTAATAGTTTTGATTTTACTATTTGTCAAGCATGTATCTACTATGAAAACGGTCAATGGAAAAGTTATTGTAGTGAAAAATTTTATCAAGACTTAGCTGCAAAAAGATTAGTATATACCTCTCCCAATAATAGAATAGAAGAAGCAGGAGGATCTATGCTACGAGTTTTAAAATACTATCAAAGAGGTTTTAGAATTCCCTTAGATAGTTTAGGCAAAGTAATAGCCCGTTTAATGGCTTCAGTAGATAGAAAACAATTATCTGAAGATGAAGAAGCTAGAGTTATAACAGGTTTATTAAGAGTTGTAGATCCTGCTATAGACCCTACGCATGAAAGTCATTTACCTATTATCGATAATATAGATCTATCAGAACAAATGGAAGATGTAGAAGAAGCAAAAACAACTAAACTAATTCCCATAGATGGGCCTATAATTACTTAGGTTTATTAACTAGAATTTTTGGCGTAATTCTTTCTGGAAATTCTACTTTAAAACGCTCATCATCTATCCCATACTCCCACATTTGATTTACAGGGTTTACAATTAAAGTTCGAGCTAATTCAGGCATATTTAATCCTGGAACTAAAGGAAGGAATTGTTTATTTATCTGATCTGTTACTAATCGATCTCTACTAATGACTGCTTTGGAATTAAAAAACTCAAAAGCATTTCTTACGAATGGATCTACTTTTATTAAAGCCTTTTGTTGGGAAGTCATTCCTTGATAAGGACCTGAATTAATAACATCTGGTTGATCTTCTTCCCAAAATGTGAGTAATTGCTCTAGAGGAAAGCCCATAATAGTTATTATTCGAAGCATATTATCCCCAAAAGTTCCCCAGCTGTTAATAGGTTTATCTAAATTACTCATTAACTGAGTCCAACTAAAAGAACCTCCAATCTCGGATATAGCTCTTTTTGTATGGTAGCTAGCTTGCGCGGCTGCCCAACATGGCCAGGATTCGTAATTATTATTTTCACAATTTTTTATAGCCAAATGTGTAAAAAATGAAGCCATTTGTTCCCCAATTACTACTGTAGCTGTAGCAGTTAATAATCGACCAAATGCATCGCGCATATCATAATTACGAATTCTTTGGCTTTTAAAATTCTCCCGGGTTTTTTGATCCCAGATCGATTTCATAGCCAACTGAAAGTATTTTAGATAAGACAATTCTTCAGTATTCAAAGCCATATTATTCCGGTTTTGCAATAACTGTTGACCCCAACGAACCAGGTACCCTTTTAAACTAAATAGGAATTTACCTCCTAAACCCCTCATAGCTTTAGGTTGATCTGTAGTTTTCATATCGAGCTCTGCTAATCCCTCAGTTAAATATTGGTGCACAGCAGCTCTCATATTTATTGAAAATTTGTCTTCATGGCCAGCTTTAGGTTGAATTTTATCATTGACGATCTCTAGCATATCCCACGCAGATTCTCCTTCAGTTCTAAAAGATTCCCGGGTCTGGTCGAGGGTAACCCCTATATCGGTTGTAGCTTTCCACCGATGGTAAACATCCGGAGTCATGAACATATTTGCCTCTGGAATCCATTTATAGCTTTGTAGTGCTGCTTTTGTGAACATCCTTGCCGGACGATGGTTTCCCATTTTCATAAGCCCATATCCATGAATATCGCTCATAAAATGAGTAAACCACGTTTGGTAATCCCGGGCCTCCCGAGTCCGATCGATAATACCAAAATATTCCTGGACCAAAGAAGTCTTAGTAAAGTTCCGATTCTGGAAATACTCTAAGACGCCATTAAGCCGATCTTCTCCGTACAGCTTACCATAATAAGCTAAAGCCTCTAATACTCTCGGTTTAGATTCGCCAGGTACCTGCAAAAACCGGCCACTATAAGCCATGTTTAAAAAACCGACTGTAGACTGACTTTTCGCGCCACTCGCACTGTATATGTTACTCCATAAAGTCAATGCTGTAGTAATTCCAGGAAGCTTTGAAAGTAAAAAGAAGATTCTTAACCGTTTTGGGTTATTCTTAACCCAATCCGGGAAGCTGGTATGTTCTTCATACAGATCACGTTCCAACCAATCATCTATGAGATTTGCCCAATACTTGCTGACATCACTAGAATGATTTTCAATTTCTTTGGTATAATTGATCAAACTTTCTGGAGAAAGTTCCTGTTGATAAACTGTTGACTGTTTTTTATCAACCACCGAAACTTGCCGAAGCTTTAATAAAGCTCGCATAACCTCCCATTCTTGCAGACCTTTATGTTTTCTATCAAAATTATCTAAAGATTGCCAGTAAGTAGAAATAAGCTCAAAGTAGTTATCCATTAATCTTCCAGCAGAATCATAGGGATTAACCCCACGCATAGGTATTTCTGGATTTTTTTTATCCAATACAAATTTATCTTCGTCATTTATTTCGTAAAAACTACGAATATTATCCTTAATTCTTTTCCAAGCTTCTCCAAATTCTAAGTTTTTCAAGCGACTCCATACATCTGTCCCATGTCCTTCAAAAGCTCCCGATTGGTATAGACGTAATCGATTATAATTAGTTAAATTTTGTCTTTGAATTTTTCTATAAATTTCTGACTGCATTTGAAACATGTAATCATAAATTTCTTTGAATTCAGGAACACTATATAATTTTTTAAATAAATCATTTTGAAAATTTACTGCCGGAAGTTCTAATTCAAAGGGAACATAATCCTCTCCTATCTTATAACTTAAACTATATGTCATGTCATTAGGACGATATGCCGGTACCGCCAATTCTCCAAGATAAATAGTATCATAAGTAGGAATATTATTTTGTATTCTATAATAATATTCCTCTTTAGTTAAGAAAGGTCTTACTATTTTTTCACTAGCTTTTAGCCATTTTGAAAATTCAGATGGCGATAAAGTTTGTCTTTTTTCTTTAATGATTTCATTACGTTCTGTTTCAGGTTTTGCTTGATTAAAAGTCATATCATACCCAACTTTTAAAGCATTATAAAGCCTCCTTACTTCTAATAAAATAGGATCTTCAGTAAGTTCCCAAGCTTTTTCAGACTTAAATAATTTATTCCTTTCCTGTTGATCATGTAAGAGATCCCCAACAGGAATTCGTAATACAGAACCCTTTTTTTCCAAATATTCATTAAGCTGGTTATAAATATTTGTCATGTACTCTTTTTGTTCCCGAGCCAATTTATCATGGAACCACTCTGATATTAAGTAATGAGTACGCTCTCCCTTTATTGTTTCATGAAATAACTCCTGGAACTTTCCGGTTTTTGTTAATTTTAGTGCAGCTTTAATTTCAGGATGTTCCAGTAACTTATCAATATTTTTTTCATAAAGTTCAGATAAACCAATTCGCTTATCCATAGCCGCTACTTGGGCTTGACTACTTAAACGGGACAAACTAGACACAAGACTCGCGAATATTTTATCGCTATTTTGTTTAGCACCTAATAATTCTTCCCAAGCTCCCACATCTGTTACAATTTCTTCTTCTAGAGGTTTATAAAACTTTAAGTTTTTACCTGTTTCTGTTTTATCAGTACCATTTACTTGATCTAAGATTCGATCAATTTTAAACTCTAATAAGAATTCTTCAATTTCTTGAATTTTAGCTACTGAATCCATTAAAGCTTGTTCTGCAGCTTTTCTTTTATTTTTGGGAAAATAATTCATAATTGAATTTCTTAAATCTACATTAGTAGCTCCCAACTCTAAAGCAATATCTTTGAATTGCTGTAATTTCATAAACATTAAATCGTACTGATATTTATCAGGACGACCTATTTTCAATAAAACCTTTCTTTGGTTAAACTCTTGTTCTGCTGCTAATAAATTACTGTGTTCTGGACTACCTATAACACTTCCATTATATTCATATTTTCTACGAGCTTCTACTAAAACCTCTTCCGCTGCTTTTAAATTCTCTTTTGCTTGATTAATCAAAGGTCTGTTAAATGTATTAATCCGTTTCAACATAACATTTAATTCATCAAACATAGGAGGAATCATGTATGGTCCGTCTTTAAGCTGAATTTCTTGTCCTAGTAAAAATAAATGAACAGCCTTACCTATTTGTTCCCTTTTAATATAACCATTAACTGTTTGTAATTTTAAATTAAGACCTTCCAAACTAGATAACCGATTTAAATACTCTTTGTATTTGCCTTGCCATAATTCATAGTGACTGGGTTGATCTACTGCGGTTCGAGTAGCTTCTATAATATTAGTTTGCAATCCTCCTTTAATGGCATCATTAATAGCAATAATTTGCTTTTTTATTTCTTGATTTACTTGATCTACAGACATACGAGGATATTTCAATTTTGTAGATTGATATACATCCATAATATGACTTGTATAAACATCCCATAGAGTAAACGACCCTAGATTAACTTTAGACAAGATTGGTTTTAAAGAAGCTACAAATCCATAGGACTTTCCATCAGTAACTTCTAAAATATCAAAGTTTTTGAGAGCTCTCTCACTTTCTTCTTTAGACATAATTCGAATTTCTTCCCAAACCGAATTAGGTACTAATTTACTTACAACTTCCTTATCATTTTTAAGACTTGCTATAAAATTAAAATAATTTTCAATAAATTCAGGAAGATATAACGTAGCTATTTCATTTTCTAAACCCTCTTTTTGTAATCGTAAGACTTCCGGAATCTCATCTAAAAATTGAACAATATCTTCCCTGATATTTTTACTGATAACTTCTATAAAATTCAGATCTTGTGTAATTTCAAAATCACCTTTCAAAGACATGTGATTAATATCTTGTGCGTATTTTTGAATAGCATCAGTATATTTTTTTAATCCTTCTTCTTCTTTGCGTATTGTACTTAAAGTATCTAAAAACTTACGATTTAAAACAGCTTTCCATAATTTATCCAGATCTTCTACATTTTCGAATAATTTAGCTTTTAGATTCTTAAACCATCGAACTAAAGATTCTAACCAATTTTGAATAACTCCAGCGGCTCCTTTGCTTTTTATGTTAATGATATAATTTTCTTTCCTTAATTCTGCTTCTAAAGCTCCCCCAACTAATTGCCCTGCAATTTCGATACGAGATAATTTGTTTGCAAGAGCCTGGATTTCTTCAATACTATAATTTAAAAGTTTAATATTACTTTCTTTTTGAAGCTCTGCATTTAAAAAATCAAAACGAGCTTGATTTATATCAGGATCTAAACGTTCTTCTCTAAATTCCTGTAATTTTTCTATCTCAGCATTGACTCGATTAATATACTTATTATAAATTTGGTTAAACCGGCCTTTATATTCAGGAGTAAGAGCTAAATAATCTATCCCTTGGGAAGGTTGCTCCCAAAGCTTAAAATTTAAACCTTCAATATTTATATTATATTTTTGTAACCAATAAACAAAAATATGACCAGCTTCTTCAAATACATCTTCCGTAGTATAACCGTTAGGACGTAAATGTATTTTTCCTGTATAAGTACCATCCGCCATTACTTTTGCAAAAGCCCAAACTTTATTTTTGTACTGCAGATCTAACTGTCCCGAATTAATTAATTCGTCTAATTCTTGATCGATTATTGCTGGGGATCTTTCTACTTTAATGTCATAAAGCTCTAATAATTTTACCAAAATATTTTCTAAGTCTTCATTTATTTCTCCCCGATTTTCATCTCTATCGCTAAAAAATGTACTAAAACTTTCAAAAATTTCTCCATCAGTTAGTAGTTGTTGATTTGCTTTTTTAACTAAGGATTCTAAACTTTCTTGAGGTTTTAATAAGACTCTAGGATTGATAACTTCGATATCTACTAAACTTTGTCCTTCATATACATGAATATCAGACACATCAATATAATTTTCAGGCATGAAAGTTTTTAACTGACTTGTTACGCTTTCAATATCTTCAGGAGCAACTTTTAAATTAATTTTATCATGATTTTCATCTATTAAAAAGTTGAGATCTTCTTTATGATAGTCCGGAAGTTCAGAAAACTTAACAGCTCTTTTGAAACTAGAAATTCCTTTTTTAGAATTTAAAGGATAATTTAATTCTAGAGTAGGATTAGCTTTTTTTAAATATTTATCTAATTCTTCTTTACTTGGAAAATCATCAGTATCCATTTCTTCTTGCCAAGTACTAACATCTGCAGCAAGTTCTAAAATAGAGTTATTTGTTTGACTTAATAACTCTTGAAATTCCGGATGTTTTAAATTAATACATTTCTTCATTGCATACATTTTTTATAATATTCCAATGCCTTAGCTTTACGATCTTGAGGTAAATTATTTAATTGTTCTAAAGTATAAGCAGGAGTTCCTATTTTTGCTAGAGATGTATTAATAACATCTAATTGTTCTTGGGTGAAATTAATAGAATCATTTTCTAAAGAAGGATCTTCCTTTTTATGAAACTTAACTTGATACTCTCCCGGCTTTGTTTCTTTTAACAAATATTCAGCAGCCCATCCTTCGGTTTTACTCCATTGAGTTAAAAATTCAGGATTTTCACGATCTGCTTTGGTAATCTTGTGTACACTATCTACAACTACTTGTACTTTTTCTTTTTGTTTATTGGTAAATACTATTGTTTTTCCTACTAAATCTTCTACAGATTTTAAATTTCCTTTAACTACATTATGCCAATAACCCCGTGTAGTAGAGGTACGATCTCCTTTCACAATAGCTGCAAAAGTAGTAGTATCTTCCCCATAAATATTGTTTTCAGCTTTCATTTCATAATCCATAGGCTCTTCTAATAAATTGGAAGAAGTTAACGGAAGTACTTTTTTATTTGTACTCACTGTAGATGAATTTTCTGGTATTAAATGAGTAGTACTTTCATTAGGTTGTACTATTACAGATACATTCCCCGGAGTAAAGTCATCAAAACCCTCCGATCCTTTTGTATTAATACGAACATAATTGCCAGAATCCGTATGCTTATAAACTTGAATAACTTCTTTCAATTTTAGACTTAACATTTTTGGAAATTTCCCTGCTACTCCTACAGAATTTGCATCTATTTGAAAACCTAATGTTAAGTTTAAATTCTTTAAATTATTATCTGTATAATATTTTTTAATTTTCCCATAAGAAATTGTAGGTAAAAATTCTTCAGGATTATTTAAAACCGCTAATTCTAAAAATCCGTTAACTCCAAAAGTATTTAAATCCTGGTCAAATTTATTTTCATAATTTTCCCATACACTTGCTGGAATAAGTGGGCCCCAATTATTGTTAGCTCGACTCCATCCTTTATAGATACTAAAATCTCGAAGATCTTCCGCAAATTGTCTTAAAATCGGATCTGAACTTTTAATCATCTTCATAAACCCTCCTTCAAAATTTTCTATAAAAGAAGAGTCTTGAAATATTCCAGAAATTAATTGTAAATCACGCGTTTCCTTAACAAAACCTTCTTCTTTATAATAAATTGGATTTTTACTATATCCTAGATAACTAAGAATAGATAATATTTGGTTGTAATCCCCTCTTAATTTAATATTGTCTTCTGCATTAAATAAATTTTGAACATAATTTCTAACAAAACCTAGACTTCCTGGGAAGTAATAAATCCCATCTTCTTTTGCGATACCTCGTTTACCTAAATGAAGCAAAGATCCTAAAGGCTTAACTTGTTTAGATTTGACTGCCCGCCTCATGTATTCGTTTAAACTAAGCCAAGCTGAATTAGATAAGGTATGTAAATATTCTCGATCTAATACAGTAATAGCTTCTATAAACTTAGGATGAAAATAAGTAGTTATAGCATTAAACGTTTTAATTTTTAGTAAAAAGGCTTTTGCAGCTTGATCAATAACAGGTATTCCGGTTAAATTTTTGAGACTGAATTCATTATTTGTATGTTGAATTACTGGCATTAAATTCTCAATGTTTATAAATTTAGAAGATAATTCTTTTAATTCAATTAACATATCCCGGATTAATTCTGGACGAGGTTCTTGTGCTTTTGTTAATCTTTGAAAATTAATAGTTAAACTACTAAAATCGACACTTCTATCTTTTAATAGTAAGAATTTTGCAAATACTTGTTCACTATTAGCAGTCTTTGAATTTAGACTTTCTAAACTAATTTCACTTAATAGATTTGCCTCATCATATAAAAAAGCTTCTAGGTTATCTTTTTTGGATATCCCTAATAATACTCTTTTCAATTCATTCAATTTTGAAAAATATTCCCAACCTTGATATTTAACAGCAAGGGTATCTTTCATAGCAATGTAGTCCTGAATAACAGGATACTGTAAAAACTTAATACTGTATTCTTCCGTACTACGCATCATTGTCATTACATCTAAAACAGCACTGAGTTCTTTATTTAATTTTAATTTACTTAAAGTTGCATTTTTAGGCATATTGACTGCAGCACTCACTCCTTGAGCTAATAAGTGTAATTTAGCAATTGGACCCTCTTTTGTATCTGTTATCCAATTAGTAAGCGAATTACCATAATTTTTATCCAGAACTGGGTATGGTTTAACAAAAGATAAGGGCTTATTTTGAAAATGACCTTTAATAAAAGTAGATACGGTTAACACAACAGCTTTTGGTCCAATAGCATTCGAAGCTAAATCATTTAATTTTTGATACTCTAAATTATATTCTAAAGTTCCTGGTCTGTAATTTGGTAATTTTTCGTTTTCAGCTAACAAATCTAATCGATTGTACTCTCCTGGAATACGTTGCTCATTACCTTTTTTTCGCAAAACTTGATCATAAATACGAGCATAAAGGCTCTGTCGTTGAGCCTTGCTTTCTAGTCCTGGAGATACTAATTGTAATTGATCTCCTCTATAATTTATTTGAGAAATTAAAGTAAAAAGAGCATCAGCATCAAAGTCGAAACCTGTCTGAGTAGTCATTTCCTTAGAAAGTTCTATTCCATTTCCAGAATGGTTTGGACTGAAATCTTTAATTTTTAATCGAATATAACTATATGCAAATTCTGTAGGTATTCGATAACTGACAAAGAGAAAACCGATCTGATTAAGTTCTTGAATAATTTCTTCATCACTTTCAAACCAAACGCGCGCATCGTTTAAATTTTTCCCAGAAGTTTCTAACTTACGTCTTTGATATTCAATTAATTCAGGCCATTTTGCAATACGACATTCCACTTCTAATCCTCTATTTTCAGGAGTTCCTATCAATTTTGTTTGTAAGCCTCCCGTATAAGCTACGTTCTTAAAAGCAGGAGAGTTTGTTTTTATCTCTAAAATTTTATTAATTGCAGAATTAACTGCATTCATAAAAGTAATTTGATTATTACTACTATAGGGTCTAATTTTAAAATTTGTATTACTTGCATTTAAATCAATACTATTAATAGTTTCACTAGTATTCCAAGTACTATTTCGTGCTTTTTCTAATAAGAATAAACTCAACTCTTTAAAATCGATTTCATTGCCTGATAAAAAAGAAATATTTTCAATTTCTTCTTGCATATCTAATGCTAAAGCTTTCTCAAATAATTCTCGTAATTTTTCTCCTGACAATTCTGAAGAATAACCAGGTATATTAGAAAAACCTAAAGAATATGTTTTTTCATCTTCAATCATTCCAGGAATTTGGAACCTACTTTGACTACCCAATACTCTTGCCTTTAAATCATTTTTATTAGGTTGTTCCGTAACTATTTTCAAATCCTGCATTTCAATTTCTCTAACTAGAGGTTTTTCCGATTGCTCTAAATCATACATACCAAAATTACCAAATTTAGCTCCACTAGAATAATATGCATAATCTATACCATTATTTTGATCATGGAGTTTAAATAATTCAAACTCTAATTTTGCTAAATCCGGGGTTTTATACTGTTGGTAAACCTGAGAAACAAGCATTCCTTGTCGTGCTGCTAATTGATCTGGTCTTATTAACTCATTATCTATAGTTCTATAAACTTGGGAAGGTAGAGACCATTTAATCATATACTTTTGAATAGAAGGAGATAAAATTTTATATCCTTCTTCGCCTCGAAGATAACCTGCTTGTTGTTCCTCGTGAGCATATACTCCAAATTTAGTAGGTTGAAAAACAACACCTTTAGCTGATAATTCCTGAATGGTTTTTATGTCTAGGTTAAGTTCGGCTTGGTATAAAGCTTCTTTATCTGAATCCCAATTACTATCAGTTTTTCTTAAAAAGGCAAGACTTCCGTATGCAGCACTATCAGTTTCATTATTATTTTCAAAAGCTTTTTTTGAAATTTCTCTGTATAATTCCGGTAATTCTTCTTCAATACTATTTAAAAATGCACTACTACTTTTGCTAAATTTATCTTTTAACATAACAAATTTAGCATTTCCTTTCAAATTATTAATTCTACCATCTGTATGAATTTGCTTTAATCGTTTACTTATATCTCCATAATCAGAACCAAAATAGGGATGTAAGATTAAAAAACCCAAAGAACTACTTTGATAAAATGTAGTATTATAATACCAGTTTTCAATAAATTCGGGAGTCACATGAGAAGCAAATAAATTAAAATCAGATTCAACTTCAACAGTTACTGTTTGTTCTTTATAACTAATACCGCCATTATCACTTACATTTCGAGTTTCTTTTACCTTTTTTAAGCGAGTCTCAAATAAATTTGGCTTTTCGATAAACTCCTTATAAAAATTAGAAAAATTTGTTTGCATATCTTTTGCAATCAATTCCAAAACTTTATCCTGTTTTTCCAATAAAAGAGTTCTGTAATTATTAAAATATTCAGGACTTAAATCAGTCACAGTTAATTCTGATTTTCCGAAAATTAACTCGTTCATCCCTGGAATAAGAAACCCTTTAATTTTATTTTTATTAAAGTTTTTATCTTCTAACTTAGAAAATAAATAATCAAGTTCTGCCTGAACTAAACCAAAGCTCTTATTAATAATTTCTTTATTATCCAAAAAAGGAGCTTGTAGTAAATATGCAGTAGGACTGTCACTTAAATTACCTATCCAAAAATTACCTAAATATTCTTTAGAATTTTTAGCCTGAATTCCTATATTTATCAAATCTATAACTCTTTCTGTAGTACTAAGATTTTCCCAACTTTTTTCTACTTTTTTATTACCTCCATATTTTTTTAAATCGAATTGAGGATGACTGCTTAAAACTAAATCAAGTAATGGATTATATCGTAAGCCAAATAATTTTTTATAATAGGAAGAAACTAAACTTGGATTTTTTAATACTGCTTTAAATTTACGTAATAAAAAATTAGGTTGATGATAACTTTGTCTTTGATTATTTTCTGAATCTTTATAACTAGTTAAATATTGTTTATTACCCGCACTAGAAAGTACACTTGCTAAACTATTTATTAATTTACGAGCTTCCGAATTATCTCCTCTTATAAAGTCATATTGATAATTATTCTTTTGTAGACTTAAAGCTAAATCGCTAAGTGTTGCAAGAAAAGGAGAAATAGTAGTCGTTTTAAAACCTACTATATTTTTACGGCCAGGTTCTTTAAATCCATAAGCCATGTTTTTAATATTCTGTTCATTTATATTAAAACCTAATTTTTGAAAAACTTGTGGAATTATATCAAAGAAATTTCGAGTAGTAACACTTCCAGCAGATGTATAAGTTCCAACCGCTTTTAAAACCCAATCTATATCTTTTTTTAAAAGATCTTTAGAAATCCGTTCTCCTGTAGAATCAAAGCCATAATATTCCACAGATTGCATCATAATATTTGCAAATGACTTTTCATTATATACAATATTCGAACTTCCTATTAAAAAGTCGTTATTCTTATAGCTATATCGATAAATTTCTTCTAAGAAGTGTAATTGTCCTATTCCTTCCCAAAGTTCTGTTTCTAACAAGGACTTTCCTAATTCTTTTTCTTCTTGTAATTTAAAACGCAGAACTTTCAACCAAGGATCTCCTTTTTCAGATAAATCTTGTAATTTACTTAACATTTCTTCAATACTATTACTGCTATTTAATTGTCGTAATAGGGATTCAACTCGATCCTTTAAATTGAAATTAAACGTAAATAAATTAGAAATTTTATTATAAGAAACTCCTTTTAAATTACGAACATCAGTTTGTTTTACAATTTTCTTAGTTTCTCCTTGCAAAACATAATTATTAGGATCTCCTTCTACATTGTCTGCAGAAATAGTATCAGGAATATTATAGAGTAAAACCCTAAGATTAATTCCTAGTTTTTGAATTACATCTGCTTCAGTTTCTTTTACTATTCCTAGTTTATCCTGTTCTAAATCGTAAATATCATAGTTTATCTTTAAACCGTAGCTATTTGCTAAATCTGCTCGTAAATCAGCATGGAGTGCCGGTTCATTCATTAGTCTTAAAAGAGACTCTAACTTAGAAATGTCGCTTTGATTTAACTCGTTATTTTGCTTGGCAAGATCTCGAATTATACTTCGAATATGGTTTTTAACATCATCATATAAATCTTCTAAGCTATTGCTGATATCATAAGTATCATCTCCTTTTAAATTATTAATTAATTTTAATGTATTTAATTTAAAATTAATACTATTCCCATCTAGAATCTCCGGCAAATAATTCCTGTTAATAATATTTACAGCTTCTTTTCTTCTTTCATTATTTAATGCCGAATATTCAGGAGATAAACTATATCTCACACCTTCTGATATTTTTTTTGGCTTTACATTCTTATAATATCCTGAATGAAAGCGATCACTAAACAATTGAATTGCATCTCTTTGATTAAAAAGGGTATTTAGAATTTCTTTCAAAATTGCAATAAACCGTTTAATAAATCCATCAGGTAAATCTCTTGGATCTGCTCTAACAATCTGCATTAAAGCTTCCTCTAATTCAATTTCACTTGTTAAAGGAATTCCTGTACGTTCCGCTACCTCTAAGAATAATTGTTTTTGTTGTTCCGGACTTAACTGATCAAATATAGCATGACCGAATTCTTCTTTTAAAACTCCTGTACTAATAAAATCTTTAGCAAAACCTACCATTTTGGTTCCTCTATCAAAATATCCATTATAGAGATCTTCAATAAGTTTATCATAAAATGTAATCTCAAATCCTGGGAAATTTTGCTGGGCCCAAACTCTAGCTTGATCTACTGATAAAGTTTCTTGATCAATAGTTGAACTAAATAAAGGTTTTATTAAATCAGATTTAGGCTTAACCTGTTCCGTCCAAAATGTAAGATCTCCTGTAGGTCGATCATCTGCTAAATTAGTAATTAATACTCCATACTTGTAGATATAATTTTTTAAGTATTTTTGATTATTAAAATGTTCAACACTAACTTGACTTCTTTTATTAGATAAAGTAGTAGGTTCCCCTAGATTATTTATTACAATATTAGTATCTTCTTGAAAAAATTTTTGATACAACGCATCTGCATTATCTCCAAATTCAGTTTTTTTGTAATCGCTTTTATATTTTTTGGCCGCAGTTAAAATATCTACAAAATCTTTTGTTATAATTTCTTGCATTCCTATAAATTCTCGAAGTGCTTGAATTACATTAATAGGAGCTTCTGCAAATAATGAACTATAAACCTCTCCGGATATTTTAGGATTAACTGTTTTAAGATAATTTTTTAAATTTTCTTTAGTGGGTTCAATTCCTTGGGAATCTGCATAAATTTCAAACTGAATATTATATCTAGAATAAACACCTTCATTATTCCAAATTTTATCTACCCAACGATTTTGCATATAATCTTTACCATCATTGAATTTAATGGTAGAATTATCTACAACATTTATAATTTGATATTTACCTTCGATCTTAACTACATCATAATTAATATCCCCTCGAAATATTTTTTTTATAATACCTTCAAACCGCTTTGCAAAAATTGGATTATCTCCCCATGATTTTGTGATCATCCGAATTGGGAAATAATGCTGTCCTTTTTCTACATAACTTTTTCCTGTATTAATATTGCTTGGTAATAGCAAATGAACATCTCCATTATTTAAGTTGTAAAATAAAGATTGATCTTCTATAAGATTTCCATTATTCAATTCTAAGTACTGACTCCCTGGATCTTTATCCTTTCGTCTTACAATACCTAATAACGGAACTACCTCTTTATTAAACCAGGACAGTACACTCAAATTCTTGAATTTTTGTTGGACTTGTTTTTGAGCTCCTGGAGTATCTTTTGAAACCAGATTTCCTTCTTGATCTGTATAAATTTCTTCATAATTAATTCTACGATTAAATCCTGCTAGAAATTTAACTTCTTCTGTAACTGCAGGACTGTAATGAATAATATCATTATTAGTAACAATACCATCGGTTTCTCCAATTTTCTTTTTATACTCAATTGCTTTTTTTTGCAAAGCTTGTCTTAATGCCTGATTTGATTGATTAGTAGCCCCTGCAAATTCATGAAAACTTCCAACATATTTGACTTGTGCTTTACCTTCTTCTAATAAAGTTCGCATCAATTTAAAATCTTGTGTAACTTCTAAAGGGTATGGATTATTAGAAGTATCTGTAAATACTACAGCTGTAAGTTTTGTAAATCGTAATTTATCAGAATTTTCTCTAGCAAGAGTTCTGAAATTTAAAAAACCATACTCTTGGTTATAAGGAGTTTTTTCGCTATAAATAAAATGAACAGGAGTTCCTGATTTAAACTGAGCACTATTTACAAAATCCTGGCCCTCTCGATGTAATTGTAATGTAGGTGCATCTAAACTAGCAGGAGCTTCCAAATTAACTACTTGGAAGTCTTTACCACTATTATAAAAAAAGCGGTCTTTACTATGAATTTGAGTTAATACAGGTTGATTTCTTTGGAGTAATCCATTTTGTGTTTGTGCTATTAAATTACTTTGAGAATTAGCATGAAGCTGTATGAACTGTTCTTTAGACAAAAAATCATAAACATCTGCATTCTGTGTAACAAAATCTAATGCTTTTTTTTTGCTATCAAAACTCTGTGTACCTCCTCCAGGAAGTTTTACAATTTGACAAGGTTGACTCATATATTACAAGGTCTAATTAAATTAGAATTTTCAAAAAGTTCATCCAAAGAAACACTATCATTTATTAATGGTATTTCTACACTATCATCAACAGGAAAATCATCCAAAAATAAAGTTTCATCATTCTGAATCTCTGGAATTTCTTCTTCTCTATTTTCTCCTTGGGAATAAAAAGTATTTATAATGCGTTTTTCAACTTCATTACGATCCGGAGATAATACCAAAGCTTTTAAATCTGTAGTATTTTTAACTTGAGATAAAGCTTCTACAAAACTAGAATTTACTCCAGGAACATTATTTAACTGGTTAACCAACATAGTGCGTTCTGGCATAAATAAAAAAGAACGTTGAGCTTCACTGTTATTATAACGTTGATCTACCTGTTCTGGTGTTTGGCTCCCTGCAGCATCTCTTAATCGAGATAGAGCTGCTTTTATAATTGCTTTTTTCTTTTCTTCAAAAAGCTTTTTAGTTTTTGGATCTGAAGTTAAATCTGCTAAAGATTCATTATAGCCTTTTATTAAACTTTCAAAAGTATCATGGTTTAATTCTTCTCGAAAACCCATAGCATTGTTCACACCTCCTTCTCTAAAAAAGGAATCTACTTGTCTTTGAAAATGAGCAGTTTCTTGTAAAAATTTAGCTTCATTTTTAGCACTTTTTTTCTGATCTACTAAATTAGAAAGATCCGCAGCTTCTTGCTCTGTTTGACTTATCTCTGAAATAACAGCTTCCGGAGATTTTCCAGTTTCCTCGACAGCAGTTTCGATAATATGCGCTTTATGTTCATCACTATCTTTTTTTAGATTTTTATTGTCTTTGATTAAATTAGTTAAAACTTTAGTATATGCTTTAACATAAGCATCATTTAATTTAATATCCTGCTCAATATTACCAACTTGAATAGGGTCTCCTTGTGTTTTATTTTTTTGCTCTTCTAAAAATTTACCCACTGATTGAAATTCAGTTAAATTTCCTACAGCTTCAAAAACACGTTTCCTTAATTCCGGGGTAATATTATAATTTTTATTATTGAGATCTTTAAAAATTCTTTGACTGTAATCATAAGTTTGAGCTGTGCTAGCTAATGCATTTTCAATTTCACTAAACTGTGCTTTTATATCGTTTTTTGAGATATAGGGCGTACTACTCTTTATATCTAAATCGCCGGTACGCGCTTTTAAAGCTCCCAAAATATGTTTAACAGTATCATTATGTTCTACTCCATTTTCCCGAGCTTGATAATATAATTTATTCAAACCCTCTTGTTCTAGAACATGACGCAATTGCCAATCTTTACTTTGCTCTGCAGCTCCCTTTGCTATTTCATTTTGCATAGCTTCAAAAGCAAATTTTAGATGGCCAATAACATTTTCATCCATATTCAATGGATCCGTAATTACTGAATTTATTTTGTCTGTATCAATAAATTTCAACTTTTCTTTAATTCCTTTTTGGCGCATTTCTCCAAATCCCCAACGTGCTGCATTAAATCCTCCGGAAGTAGCCGCGCCTGTTATAAAAGACATTGTTACTTCTGGATCCAGATTATACAAATCTTTAAAAGCAGTTAATCCCCCTCCTATAATAGTCTCCATACTAGAATTACTAGCAGAATCTTTACTCCCCTCATATTTAGTAATATCAGTTTGAATACTTTCTTCATAACCTTCTTTACCAAGATCTAACGCGGCTTTACCCCAACGACTGGTCCAGGGTGCAAATAATTCATTAGTAATGGGCGCCACTTCTTCCGTAGCATTCCTGGCAGCTATACTGCCATAAGCACGACTCATATTAGATTTAGGAAACAAACCTAAAAGCTTATAACTAGCTAAATTGCTCAAACCTAAAATGGCTAGATTAGCTTTTCCCACATTTTCAGCTTTTGCGCGAGCAATAACTTTAGCTTCTTCCATATCAGAGTCTTCTACAATTTTAGTAGCTTGTTCTGGTGGAATCCCGGTATCTACTAATTCTTTAATTTTAGCTTGAGTTGCCTCTTGCATGTATTGATCATAAGCCTGGAATTTTTCTAAATCAGCTTCAAATTTAGTACCGCCAATCATGGCCCCTGTACTTCCTATAACTTCTCCGGTATGTTTACCTCTAGCTGCAGCTTCTTCTAAATCAACAGTAACTTTTCCTACTCGAGACTTAATGTAAGCTTTTATAGAAGGAGATTCAAAATCGGGTTTATCTATATATTTCTGAAGGGTTTCTTTCCATTTTAAAGTTTCAGCTCTTTGTGCATTTTTTAAGTTTAAATTACCTTTAACGGTCCCTAAACCTTTTCCAACAGCCCCGGCACCTTTAGTTACTAAAAAGTTAGAAGCATACAATCCTCCCATAAAGCCAATACCACTTTGTAATCCTGAAGCAAAAGTAGAAGCTACCCATTCAGGATTTTGCCATGAAGGTTCTCCTTCTGGACTTTTAAAATCGACAGTAATATCTTTTTTGAATTTTTCAAAATCTTTAGTGTACTGATCGTTATAACTATTTTCAATTAATTGCTTCTCTTCTTGATTATAACTTGGTTGTATCGGAGAAGTTTTTTGTTCCCAAGTATTTTGTCGAACATCATACGCATTTTTTATAGTTTCTGGACTTGGGAGTTCTCCATTTTTAGCCCACGCACCTAAGAGTTCTTGAGATGCTGAAACCGCAGAACCCACTGCTCCAAATAAATTAAGAGCACCTCCATATAAATCTTTTAAGGTTTTGGTCACTCCGGGAACACCTCCGGTTACAATATCTTTACCTACACCATACGTACTTTCTACAGTATTTACAGCAGCTTCAACAAGACCATTGTATCCAATAGCTCCGATAGTTTTTGCACTTCCTAGAAAACTACTCCCATCTGTTACTCCAAAACCGAATTGAGCTTCTAGACCTGTATTAGACTCTGGACTTTCCTGTGGATAGATCGGACCTGGAGTTCCTCGAGGAGCTTCCTTATTTAATCTTCGTTGAGTTCTATTATAATTTTCGACTAACTGCTTTCTATCGTATTGACCTATAAGATCCAAATTAAATTTACCGCTTTGTAATGCTTGTATAATTTCAGCTTTGGTACCTTCAATTTTAGTGCTATCTGCTTTAAAATCGCGGAAACTAGGTATGACAGGATCGTAAATTAAATCATCATAATTTACTTTAGAAGACTCTTTTCTTATCTTAGGATTAATTTCATAAATACCTTTGGATCCGTTATTCCCATAAATGATTCCAAATCCCCCATCATCTTTTGGAATAATTTTTAGATCCCCTTTGCCTGTTTTAAAACCTTCGAAAAGTTTTGATACAATTTCTTCGGGATTCATATATAAACTTTATTTTTTTGGTAATCCTGGTAATTCTAACTCAGATGTATCTTGTAAAATTAGATCCAGTTCTGTTTTTTGTTCTGGAATTTCTTTATGAAATTCAACATGGAGATGAGGTAATACTTCAGGATTAATATGTTCTTCTATTATCTGACTTCCTTGTGATTTAAGATTATCTAAAACTAAGGCCCCCTCTTGATCATTAGATTCCAAAATAGCTTTACGATATTTACGAACACTCGCAGCATCCGGTCCTTCAAAAATTATTTTTTTAATTGATTTGGCATAGTTATCATTAAATAACCTTAACCCCGCCACTACAGCTTTTGGATTCTGTCCCGTAAAATCTAACGCAGTTCCTCCTTGAAGATGGGCACTATCTGGATTGCTATCTAATCTAATACCTTTTGTATCTGCAGCTCCGCTAATTGCTTGTTCTAAAATACCGGGATACTTATTACTTAAATCCTTTACTTTACTAAATAGTTGTGGATCTAAACTCAAAATTTGTTCCGCATTTAAATCTCTGAACTTAGTATTTTTTACAAATTCTATATTAGAAGGATCCTGTGAGTTTAATTTCAGATTTTCATTTAATGCCGGTGTTGAACTATTTGTAGAAAATTCGCCCTTAGCTTTATACATTTTATAAACTTCTTGACCGGTTTTTATATTATCATCCGTAAGTACTTCTCCTTGAAATGGAGGAGAAAATATAATGTCTTTTATTCTAAAGCGAGGAATTCCATCTGATCCGGGTTTATCATAATCCATGCTTACTTTCTTACGAATTTCTTCATTAGACAACCCTTGCTTACGTGCATTAGCAATATACTGCTGAACAATCTGTAAATTATTTGTTACAGCCTCTCCTACTGTAATGCTCATACCTCCTATTTCATCATTACCTCCCATTGGAGTTTCATTTACAACATTCCAATATAATTCTTGCGGAGGTTTTCCCGGATATTGAATTGTTAAATTTCTATCCGGAGAAGGTCGTTTAATAACTGTATTATTAGAATCAAACGGTAAAAACCCTTTATCTACTATCGAAGTATTAGAACTTAAAGGTTTTCCATCAGGTAATGTAATAGCTTCAGTCCAATCTCCAATACCAGGCAAGTTAGATAAATCTCCTACCTGATTATCTGGAATTCCGATATCGTGAGTTTTTCGTGTACTTAAATCTTGAGTGCGTTGTCCTGGATTATTGTCTTCGCGTGGGTTTATAGAAACAACCTTGCCGTTATCAAAAACAGAAAGGACACGACCTGCTCTTTGACTAGATTTACTTTCTACCCATTCTTTTGCTAACTCTTTTCGCTTTGTAGCTGGATTGGTCCAATAAATGCTAACAGCATTTCCTTCATATTTATTAGGACTGCCGGCTGCTCCCGGTACCATAAAGGTCTTCTCCATTCCTTCTTTAATACTCTTATCTACAATAGGATTTCCAGTTCCATAGTTGAAAGTCATACTACTTCCCGGAGTCATAGTATTGTAACTATATCTACTATTATTCCAAGCTCTCCAATGATCTTCTAAAGATCTCGGTTTAAATGTAGGATCTTCTTTTTGTTTTTGCAATTCATTTTTGTAAGATTCAAGAGCTCCTCCAAAGTCTATTAAATCATTCCCTTTTACACTTCCATTTGCAATTCCCATTTTAATAATACTAGGAACCAATGGATCTGTTAAGATATCATCTATATATTTTTGGTTTTTCTTAGTTTGTTCTAAGGCATAATTCTTTGCAGTTGTATCTGCTAAACTTTCTTGTGTTGCAGCATTTGAATGGGCAATATTGGCATTAACAGCTGCATCTTGTAACTTCTGAGTCTGATCATCGAAATAGTCAGTAATATTCAGTCCTTCAAAACTACTTCCTTTTGTATTTGCAATTTCATCTAACTTTCCATAGTAATTAACTGCATTTCTTCCTAATTTCTCTTTTAAAACTTCTCCTCTTTTTATGTATTCATCCATTTTCCCATAATCCAACATTGCATTACGCATTTCAGGATGTTGTAATGCAGAAAGAAGCTGAGATTGTAATTCAGTAGCTTGATCGATATTATGGACCCCCCGTTTTAAAGTTTCTTCTACAGGAGCTAAATGCATAGCTACTACATCTGCATCTTTAGGGAGATATTTTAAATTTTTAAATAACTCATGACTTTGGTATAAATTCTCCGTCACGAACTTCTGTTCTTGAAGTTGTCTATTTTTTTCCTCGCCTATTAAAGCATACATCTTTAATAAAGCATTTGTATCTAATCCTCCACGATCATCTCGCGCAATTCTAGGAGCATTAATAGGCGCTGGAAGAATTCCTTGTGTTAGTGGCATGTTATTTAAAAGGTTGGCCTGTAGATAATTGTATTCTTTTTTGAGCACTTATAGGCCCTTGCAATTGTTTAAATCGCATTAATTTTTGAAATCGCTTATCGTTATAAAAGTTAGTAGGATTGCTAGAAATAATACTAGAAATTTCATTATCTGCACTTTCTTCGGTAAGATCTCCAAATTCATCTACAGTTGTATTACTTAAAGTTTTAGTAGGAGTTGCAGTTGAAACAGTAGAATTTATCCCCTTTAAAAAGGAAGAAGTTCCTACAGGCATTCCGGTCATTCTTCCAAACTTATCCATAACTTTCATCAGGTGCTTTGACATAATTAAATTAGAAATCTCACCTTCTTTTCCAGATTCAAAAGCTTGTTTAGCTTGAGATTCTTGTGCAGATAAATTTCCTAAATTAGAAATAGTATTTACCAAAGGCCTGGTAACATTAAAAATATACTGATTTTGGAACTCTTTGTTTTTATTAACTTGTGCTGTATAATTTGCTAAATTCTGATCTTCTGCTGCAGCCCTTTGTCGATCTAATTGATCATTACGGATTCCTGCATTTAAAACAGCTTTGTTTCGTTCGTTTACATTATTATTACTAGAAAGATAAAAAGGAACTTTTTGTGCACTTACCCCTTGATTTTCTAATACTTGCATTTTTATAGCATCTTGATCCGCTAAACTATTATCATATACTCTTGCAATTCTACTTACATCCTCTGGTTTAAATTTGCGAGCTTGCAACTCAGAACTCGTACTGTAAATATCATTAGCAGGATTTTGTAAAGCAGAAGCAGCACTTGCAGCTATCCCAGACCCTACTGTAAATAATCGAGCTGTATTTAAATTTGAATTATCAAAGTTTTTATTTTCTAAGTCTTTTAATCTTTTATTAATGTAATCTTCTATTTCACTTCCTTCTTCATAACGTCTAACTTCCATTCCTTTCTTAGCTTCGGGAATTTCAGCTTGTTCCGGAGTATCTCCACGCATGAGAGTATTTAAATCTTTAACCAAATCTAAATAAGGAATTCTGCTTTTTTTATTTCCTTCCCAAGCCATTTTATCGAAAATATCGGTTTCAACATTTTCCGGTTTTTTGTATTTGTTTAAAACTTTCTTTAAAATAGCTACAGGAGTTAAACCTTTTGCTTTACCATAAAATTCACCTGCAAGAGTTTTTTCTTGTGCCTCCGGAAGTTTCAGGTCTTCACTATAAAATGCAGGAGTTAATTCGGTTTTTATTTTCTCTGCTAGCTTACGAGGCACTTTTAGATTTTTGTCATTACTGACAACATAAGCCCCGGGAGCTATAATATTTCCCATTTCATCCCTTTCCAAGGGAGTTAAAGTATCTGTTACTTTATTAGAATCTCCACTTGATTTATATTCTTTATGAGTCTTTTTTGCACCAGGTTTTGTTACATCATAATTAGGATGGATTACTAATTCCTCTTTACTAACTTGTAAAGGCACCAAATTATTTGCAGGAACTATCTCCGGAGCTTCTCCACCTGATTGTCTTATAGGAATTTCAGTAACATAATCTGCACTAGGAAACATTATCCGTTTAACCCCTGCTTTCATAACCTTCAATTTACCTACATTTGGAATTCCTAAAACATCAAACGGTGTATTTTTCATAGTTAGGTGATTGCTTGGAATAATATTAAAATCATTTTCGAAACTGTCAGTTCCGGGAGTATATCCGGTTTTGTTTACATTTCCTCCGGCTTCCATGTATGCTACTCTCCCTGTATCGCCATTAATACTATTTGCGGCTAACCAGGCTTTATTTTGTTGTTCAGTCTGATCAGCTTTATTAGTAGCATTAATTGCATACTTCATTAAAGAAGCTGCTCCCTGTGTAATAGCTCCTATAGGCCCTGCAGTCATAAATCCTCCGATAGTACCTAAAGCAGTTCCCCCTATAACTCCTTTTTTATCTCCTTGTAACCCTACTCCATCTGCCTGACTACTGATTAGACTGCCTAAAGGTGCTGTATATTTTGTATAATCCTTCCCGGTAAGAAAACCTAAAACATCCCTTTTTTTACCCTTTTCTGGATCAAAAGGAATATCATCAAAATTACTAGAAGCGGAAGCCACACTTCCGCTGACGCTGGGATTAGGTTCCGGAATTGGGTTAAAAGGCTTTAATTCAGGTTGTAAAAAATCATCTTCAGGCCGGGAATCTTCTCCATAAGTAGGAGAACCTTCTTGTCGCTTTGCAACACGAGCTTTGGGATTGAAAGTATTAACATCTTTCCCATCCTGAATGATCTTATACATTTGCTCAATGTAATCGGTTTCTGCTTGGCGACTTGGCAATGATTTTGCCATGGTATAATCAAACAGATAATTCTTGGTTGTTTGCGGAAAATCCGGATCTCCAATCGCCTTTTTAATATTACCCTGATATTTCTGATATAAACTCCGGGCTTTGGTAGGTCCCATATTATAAGCAGCAGCATTCCAATGTTCATCCTTAAACCCGTACTCTGCTAGAATTGAAGAGTATTTCATGCCCCCGGCTAAAGCTTCTGGTCCGGTTAAACTCTTGTAATCTCTATTTTTAAAATAACCTTTTTTTTGGAGTTCTTCGAAAGCAATAGGACTTAATTGAAGGGGGCCTGCTTTTCCATTAGTTAAATCTGGTTTGGTTAGGTGTGCACTGTCATGACGACTTTCTACCCAGGCTAATCTCTCATAATGTTTGGGAGACATTAAAAGTCCCCCGTATGGAGATCCTCCCTGTTGTAGATTGTCATGTTTCATTATCTGAGGCTGATTTTATTTTTGTCAACACATATTTTAAAATCGTTTGGACAGATTTGTCTAGATCTTGTCGTACAAAACGATACCTTAAATACTCATCAAAAAAGACACTATCATTGGCATTTCCAAAAGTTTTGTCAAATTTAATTAAATCTTTTAACATATTGGGTAATAAGCCGTTAACCTTTTCCAATACTGCTGTAAGATCTTCTGGAGTAGATACCTTATTTAGAACTTGATAAAATTCATACTGCATTGAATTATAACTTGTTACAGCTAAATCTCGAGGATCTGATACTGAATTTGGATTCTCGACAAAAGTTTTTAGTAATCCTGAACTTTGGTAATTATTTAAAATTCCGATATAATCAAAAAACTTATCAACTCTTCTCCATTTACCGGCAAATTCATCCCAAATCATATTTTTTAATCCTACTAGCGTGCTTGCATATTCAAAACCACGCCCGAATCGATTATTAAATTCCCGCGAAACTATGTCAATGATAAACGGGTATTTTATATCATAGAATACCAAATAAGAGTCTTTATTGTCAGCATGGCGCCATAATTTTCCATCATTCCAGTTATACATGTAGTTCCGATCCCACGTATAATAATCAGGAACATAGCTATGAAATCCTACAAAAAAACGTTTTTCTTTCCCTATGTAATAACTTAAAGTAAAACTCCTATTTTCAAACCATTCAGGATTCCCTAATTCAATCACGGTATTCGTACCTTTTAAATAAAAAATATCATTGACTAGCTTAAGCTTTGTTGGATTTTTACATTTCCAGTCTTTTTTGGTTATTAAAATACGACTAAATCTATGATCAATTCCTAAAGAGAAACCGGTTTTATGCCCTTGACTAATACCCGGGTAATCTGGGAAATCTTCTGCTAAATACATGCGGATATTATTTTTAAAAAAAGATTTAAGGCCCCTAGTACTCAATTCGTCATTTGAGCCTGTCCAATTATTGATCGTTCTAGCTTTCCGATCGATAAAGAAATGACCCCATTCTGAGGTAATACTAGCGCTAGGATCAATACATCCTCCTTTACCTTCAGCAATATTACCAAAAACGTCATAAGGCTTTCCAAAGAAACCACCATCTCCTAACCGAGCTTTATCCCCATTACTGATATCTATGCTCATTTGGCCGAAACGTAAATCTTTTATTGAATCTGATGTTTGCGCCCAAACTCTGTTTCCCCAATGAATTAGATTTTTGATCAATCCAAAATTGGTATCTAAATCAATGTAATTATTAATTTTAAATCTTCGGAAAGCATCTCCTTTACTAGCAACATTTTGCTTATTGCCAATATAAACACGCCCGTTAAGCTCCCCTAAACATTTGCACAAATTATATCCAATAGGGACACCATAGTTATACCAGAGCAGTGTGAAACTTTTTGACCAATCATACTTATTATGTAAGTCATGAAACCCTTTTATCCCTCCAATTTTGGGACCGCCATCTTGATCTCCTAAACAGCTATCAATTCCTAATAATAAAATTAAATTTGTGTTTCTAGTAATACTTAAAAAAATCACATAAAAAGCTATTCCTAAACCAATCATTACATATCCTAACACGCTGGTTAAACTAATCGCAGACATCGCTCCATACATTAAAATACCTACTGCAAGTCTAATAATAGTGTTTGCCCATAGAACTAATTTATCTAATTTACTCAACCCTACAATAGACCAGTACATTCTAGATAACCACGAAATTTCTTGATCAGTCTTTGGCGGAAAATTAGGATCTAACTCCTGATTCTTAAGTTTTGGATAATAGATTTCATTGAAAGGAGCTCTTTCATCTCCCAAGATTCTAGCATGTAAATTGACTTTACATTCTACCATAAAGGTATTGTTACTAGTAAGAACTCCAGGCCAATATTGGCTTAAACCTCTATATCCTTGAAAAGGTGTAGTACCATCCCAAGGATTTCCAGGACGAAGCATATTATTGTTTCTAGGATCATCTTCCCCGCTTTGTGGAGGATCTCCGCAATCACTTACGCCAAAAATTTGTTCAAAAAAGTTAGAAGGATTTACATTAAGACCAACCCGATCTGATACTACAGAATGTCTCTTTACGGAATATTGTCCAATATAAACATCCCCCGCTAATAAATTAACAGCACCACAAATACTTTCCGTTTCTGTCAATAAATGAATATCTGCATATTTTGCATTCTCAATCCTTCCATATTGATTTGGAATATTTCGAAGAAGAACTGCATAATGACAAGATGCATTATGAATATCTGCTTCATGATATTTTCCATCTCCCATAAAAGAAAAATCACATGTATTATTGGCAGCGAGATTTCCAAAATTTCGATTGCCATTATAGCTATTATCAGATAAAAAAGGATCAATTCCATGTTTTAATGTCGGAAAACTTCCAGGTTCTAATTCTAGATATACACTTGATTCCCGAAATTTATTCATTAAACTAAAAGTGAATCGATCTTCTTTATTGACTATCTTATTAGCTTCTGCATATACTGCAGCTTTTACACAATATAAACTTGGGACTTCTCTATATTTAGGTTCTCTACGATTTTTTGCAAAAACACAAACTTCTTTAAAAACTGAATTATTGTTTACATCATACGTTACGGTAAGTCCATTTTGCAATACTGCAGAATATAAACAACCTTCGTTTGTTTCGACCTCAATAAAACACTCACAAACAAATGTAGAATTAAAGGGTAAGTTCTTAGTTGTATTACTATCTCTGTAATTAGTTTTTCCTAATAAATCTATGGTTAAGTCATTACCTTGATTATCTAATAAACGTAGTTTAAAAGTTTTGATTCCTGTAGGAGCTGTTATAATTTTTACTTCTCTTACTATAACAAGTCGATTAGCTGGTAATTGATTAAGCTGAATAAAAAAGCTAAAACAAAGTTCTTGTGTACAATAACCTTCCTCTACTAGTATTTTACTACTATTCCTATCATAATGGTTTAAATGAATCGCTTGTCTACATCCTTTTCTATTATAGTATCTCGCGGAATAACTATCTGGTTCAGTCATTTTACTGCTGGTCCCGTGTCTTCTACCCGAACCGTATATTTCTAGTGGACACTTTATTTGAGAAATATTTAAAGGCGGTTTTCCATATTGTGTATCTGGACTAAAAAACACATATGCTGGAACTGTTGGAAGTATTCCTCCACGACTAGGAGTTCTAGAATTGTCATTTAACCATTTAATATCCATGCTAAACTTCTCTAAAGAGTTTACACCATGGTTAGGATACATGAAAGATTGAGCATGCAATTGTCCTTGGAAACAACCGACTAACTTTCCCTTTGCAATAACTCGACTATTACTATCATCCCTGGGCTCCATACCAATCTTCCATTGGCGAATATTACATCCAGGTTTTATATAATCTTCAGAGTCTAGATCTGGAATTCCTGTAATAATATATCCCAATAAAATAACATAAGCATCATTACTTTCTAAATTCGCAGGATCTAATCGATGTGGCACCCCATTTTGAAAACTAATATAATGAGGAAGTACACTTTCATCCGGACCCAGAATATGTCGTATAGGCATTCCTGCATCTTGCCCATAGATAAAATTACCATTACAATCTTTATCTAATGGATAAGTCTCCGTACTTTCCCAATATCCGCACTCTCCTTCTGCAAAAATTGGAAGATCATAATCAATAATATTGCAACCTTTTTCATCATAAATAGGAACTGGTTCGCATATTTTACTATTAAGAGCCTGACTTAAAGTAGGAGTAGTTTTACGATCAAATTGATAAACAGGAGGTTGATAAACCGGACGTTCATATATTTTAACTTCTGTCCCATCTCTGCGACGAATTATTTGTGTCTTTAGATCTAATTCGGATTCATTTTCCCAAGGTATTGTCCATTTTTTTCCAAAGAGTTGCATTAAAGGTTCACACTTTTCCGGAATACAGCAAAGAATTGCTTTAAAATCAAAACTTTCCCAAGGATTTAAAGCTCCATATTCTGATAAGATACACGTATTACTATCATCGTTATACCAAATAGGATTTTTTGGATTTGTAGGTAAACACCCCTGTTCCGGACAATCTGTATTACATCCTGCACATCCAGAAGGACAATCTTCTTTTTTACATTTAGTTAAACATTCTATATAACTAGAATAGTCTCCGTTATCATCAGGTAAACACCCCTGATCAGTACACCTAAAACGGCCATCTTGACTATATTCACAAGTACTTCTACATGCCAATAAACTGCTGAATTCTCCATCCTCGGCAGCTTCACAAGCCCCATTAGTACATCGATACCTCTCTTGCCCATTTATATTGCAATGTTTTGAACACTCAAATAAGGTACTATAAGGCCCTTCGAGATCTGTAACACAATTTCCATTTGCCGGATCACATCTCCATTTACTAGTACGCTCTGCAGAACAATTATCTTTACATGCTTGATAACTTCTCCATTCTCCATTTTGTCCTGCAGCAATACAACCGGTTTCTCTACAATCATATGTTTCTTCAGGCTCCTCATTACATTCGCACCATCCTGTTATAGCATTTACGAAATCATCCAGAGTTCGACCAACAACAATTGAATTACCACTCATGCAGTCAAACTCAAAGCTGATATCAATATAATCTTTAGGATCTCTATCGATTACTACGAGATGTACATTATATTGAGGTAAAGCAGCTGCTAATTGTCCCCAAACACCGCTGGCATCAAAAGCATCACATGCAGGACAATTTGGAGTTTTATTATAAGTAATAACAACATCACAAACTCCGAGTCCTATCTGCTCGTTCCCCGTATTGTAATAACTACTGCCTGTACTATTACCAGAACAACCTTGACTGCATCCGCCGGTACAAGAAGTACCAGAACACCCGCCAGAACATCCTGAACATTTTGCACCACAATTTTGACATAATCCATTTTTACAACAACCTAATCCATAGCAACTTTTACTACAAGTAGCAGTGCATGGTCCTTGAACCGCTATACCTTGATAAACACTTCCCGGATTACAATGACGACCTTTAGGACATCCTGAATTAGGATCGGTTTCATCTTGTTTATCTATTTTTAAACTAAATGCAGATACCTGGGAATCTTCCATCATTTCGTATGGATTTCCACAATACCACTTAGTAACACTTGCAGTATTTTCTACTTGCCAGCGTTCCAACTCGCATTCAGTACAATTTCTAGGATCGGAAATAGGTATTTTTTCCCGATCATATGGAGTGGCTCGTCTCCCTGGAATATGACCAAACCTACTATAAGTACCATCACACCATACTTTTGAAAGCGCCAAACTCATAACCTCATCTCGAGGCATGCTAGTGTATTTATGCGCTTCTGATAGAGGTGCTAATTTTGCAAACCACCTTACTCTTAAATTCCGACTATATTTAAGTATTGGAAAATTAGGTTCTCCATACGTATTAAATAGTACAGCATGTCCGTCTATAATATCAATATCTTCTCCCCTAATATAAGCTATGTCTTTATTTCGGATATCATCTATTGTAATCGGTATTCCGCTAAACTGTCTATGATTTGTAAGAAGAACTTGTTGTTTAGTTCTCGTGAAAGGAATTTTTGGTAGAAGTTTTACACTTACCTCAAAACCAATATTCCGAACAATTGCTATTTCTATAAACTCAAAATGTGCACTTCTATTTCCTTCTACAACAATATCGATTGCGTTTTCTGAAACTTCTCCCGGAATTTGATTAGGACTATCTAAAATTAAAGGATCACTTCCCCAAAAGAAATTTGTATGGTTATTATCCTCATCTGTTAAACGAACAAAAGCATAATATTTACCTCCAACAAGATCTAATCCTCCATACTTTACTTGACGTAATTTAACCAAAGGACCGCAATCACAAGGCAATAGAAGTAAATCTTCATAAGTAACATCGCAAAAACTTTTACTAATATTTAATACATAGTATGTACTACAAGCAACGAAAATAACATGATGTTCTCTACACTCTCCTTTTACAAAAAACTTAGGTTTAATCTTTTTACTAATTCCAAAATTTAATTTTTTTGTGTACTTGGAATCGTTTAAATACGTACTATACTCTTTTGTAATTAAATTTACTTTTCCGATTTCAGAAGTACCTGTAGATTGATTATAACTAAAAACAAGTAATTCATTTTTGTCAGGAATTAAAATATCTCCTCTACTTACAAATCCTTCTGGAAGACTTGCTATGAACTCTAAAGAAGGTTCACTTGCAATTCCATAATTCTCATGATCTTCAGTTTCTACTACTCCATTTAAAAGAAAAGACCATGTACCAGGTACTTGGTTTTCCTCAAGATTTGCTAACCATAAGCCCGCATTGAGATCATTTTGAATTTGGTCTTTCTTCATTAAACTTTAAATACATTATTCTAAATAGTTCTCAAAATCCCCAAAATCATATCCTCTACGATACATATTTTCATAGCCATTTGTTGGAATTAATTGATTTAATTGTGCTGCAATAGAATCCCATCGATCAGGACTAATTTTAGATAATTCTCCAATTGCTGCATACTCTGTTTCATCTAATAACTGCTTACTTAATTTCAGACGAGCTTGTGTTTCATTGTCTAATTTATTGCGACTTCTCGCATAATCCCACCAAAAATCTAAATTAGCCCTAATAGCTGCAAATACTTTAGGATTATTTGGCACCTTCAAAAATCCATCCTGCATTGCATATCCTTTGTAGGATAACAATACCCAACCTTCATCAAAGTTTAAAACAATATTGGGCAAATCAATTTCATACGCAATTTCAGTATCTACATTTAAGTTTAAACATTCTTTTGTATAATATTGACTATTATGAAAAGCTCCTTGTGCTGGACGCATTATATGAAACCCAGGAGCTAATTTACAATTTCCATAAGGATGTAAAGGATCTGGACTTTTAAAATTATGGAAATGAGGATAATTTTTTAAACGTAATTCCGGATAATCGAATTCCTGTAGATCGATTCGATATAATAAATCAGAACATTCACATTCAGTTTTACCACACTTATTGCATTCTAGACTTACAACAAATTTACAATCATCTCCCAAATTGTATTGAATGTAATCTCTAATAATTGTACGAGTAGGAGGTACTTGTATTTGTGCAAAAGCTGCTAATGTCACATGACGAAACCCTGGAGGTAATACGCCTACTTTATTTTTTATAGGAATTAAGGCAATTCCTTTTATAAAATTGTCCCCACGTAATAAATTTTGAATACAATCATTTATAACTGCATACGCCCAACGTTGTTTAGGCAAATCAGTATCATCTACTTGACGTGTTAACCAATCTTTATAGGCTTCTTCTATATGTAAAAATGATGTTTCCATTAAACTCGGTGTAAAACTGTATCATAACTAGGAACAGATCTATCTGAATGACTTTCTAATATAAATTTACTTATAAGTCCTTTAATATTTTTATGCCATCGAAATTGGTAATAGTCTGAATTACGCATTTGTGTATATTGAAGTCTTGTATCCCATTTTGTATAAAACATGTATCCAAAAGTTTCATAGTTTAATTTCATTATTAAAATCTTCTTTTGGACAGACTTCATTTTATCTCCATTGGTTAATAATCCATGGCATGTATTTCTTGATTTACACTTAACAAGAGAAATAAAACCCATTCTTCTCGGAAAAATGAAAACCCCATTTTTATAAATAAACTCTTTGCAAATTAAAGTTAGGATAGATACAATTACTTTTTTCCAGACTTCAAACGTGTATTTATTATTGTCTGTAGCAATTATGTAATCTTCATATAAGATCTCAAAAGTTACGTCCATCTTATTTATTTGTAGGATGAGGTATTACAGTGTTATCAATATTATCCTGAATATAATCCCCTCGCATTTGATTTTTTCTTGGATCTAAATAGCTAGTAATAACCATTTCTTTACAAATACGAAGCAAATCTTTGTCTAAAGGAAAAGATTGTTCTAAAATATCAATACATTTTTTTATAGAAGTATCATTGCATTCTGGAAACATAAGTACTTCTAAAGGATCCTCCGCTAAAAGTTTAACTGCAATTGCTTTGTCTTGAATTGTATTTAAAACATAAATATGGATTTTATTTCCTACATTCTGATAAGTATATGCTAAAAAATTATCAAAGTTAAATCGTCCACCTTCATAATCACTTATACTTTCCCATTTGATATAATCTAATTCTATATTACCTTCTAGTGTTGTAACAGCTTCAAATTGACCCATTAAAGGTTTAGGCACCGGATTAACGGTTCTGAGAACTTTTTTACCTCCTCCTGGAATAAAAGGACATTCTGAAATACTAGCTTGTTGTAAACTAGCACAAGGAATAGTCTGAATATCAAAATCAGTATAACGTCTTGCTTTTAAATATTTCTCATGTAATAAATAAATACGGGCATCCATAAGATCAGAAAGTACTGCTCTTTCGGAGATTCGCGATTCTTCTACTTGTTTCCCACTAGCATTCGCAATCTTTACAATAATATCATCTATTATTTTCCCGTAAGTTTCTGTCATTTTAAGGTCTTAATAAATACTTATCAATCATCGCAGGAACATTTTGTTCTGAAGGCCAAAATACTGTCGTTACAGGAATCATTTTATTATGTTCTAAACTGTAGATAGCTTTTTGAGAATTAAATTCAAATAAACCTAATGCATTAAAATTAGGTTTTTTTGTGATATCTAACGAAGCAATTCCTACATTATGTGCATGTATATATGAAGAACCCTTAACAAGAGAATGAACTTTTTTTGCATTTAAAAACTCAATATCAAATACTCTAGGATCGTGCCCACGATTATTCCCCATAACAAAATCATAAAAGTATTGATCATATACATAGGCAGCATCTCCGCTTCCAGTAAGGTCCGTATAATATATTTTAGGAACTGAATTTTTATATGGATTTCCGGTAGGACAATAAATTTTTATAAAACATTCTGGTTTATTTTTCGGATGTATTGTGTAATATTTAGATTTTTTACTATCTAAAATCCAAACCGTTAATGAAAAATCGATAGACTTCTTCCGATCATCCTTTACAATAAAAAGAGAATCATATTGTTCTAAATGAAGAAAAGTAGTACCAAATTGTAAAAAAGATACCCCATTATAAGTTGCTACAATATTATAACTTAAGTTTTCTAAAATTTGTAAAGCACTCCTTTGTTCTTCCGAAGAAACGCTCGCAGTTCCAGATCCTATACAAGTTACTCGATTATTTGGAGTTTCAGGTATAAGAGATCTCCCTGAGTCAGAATTCGGTCCTAATATTGTAATACCCATGATCTTTAATTTTTATTCCCAAACTTTTAAAATTACCAAAAAATTAGCCTCTTTCATCCCTACTCCCAAATTTGAAACACTAAATTTACAATCTTCTTTCGGTCCACCAAACATTTCTTCACATCTTATGCCCCGTTTAGTCAAATCTGTAGTCAATTCTCCTTGGTGCACATTCATCTCATCTTCTGTAAGATAGGGGTAAATCCGATAACTTTCAAAAAACTTCATAATCCGTATAATTTACTAGCCTTAAAACCTGGACAAACCTTTGTAACTCCCGGGAATTCATTATGACCCAATACTTTGGCTTTTGGAAACTGCAATTTTAAACCGGCTACTATTCGTTCTAGCTCTTTATCTTGATAAGGGGTTCTGTTATCTTGTCTCCACAAGGGATAATCAATGTAACATCCATCAATACAAACTCCGATTGTTTTACTGTTATATCCAGCCACTGTCCAACATAATTCCTTGTCTTCTAAGACTTTATTACCATTTAAAGGTGTAAGAGTATCAGTTATTTTATCTCGCCTAATAAAAAAATGATAGGGATTTCTTTTAAATCCCCTCTCTTTAGCAATACGTAAAATATCTTTCCCTGTAAGAGGATGTTTACTATTGCTCACACTGCAATGAATGCTAATGTATAAGACTTCCTGGGGACCATCTGCATACTCATCTCCATACATATCTGGAAGATATAAGTCATTGATAACTACTGATGTCTCTTTTATCCAATTTGTAACAGCAAAGGCCAGCCAAAGGCCGGCCCCCGCCGCAATCAGAAGAATGAAGAAATTTTTTTTACTTTTTATCATTGTCTAGATTAAGTAATGTTCTGTAAATCTGAGGGTTAAGTTCCGTAGTTCTTCGAATTCGCGAACCCTGTCCTGTTGTAAGAGTATTTCTACAACTTGAATTACTGTAACTCATTAGATTGGTATTAAGAATTCTACTTTTCCTTTTACTTAATCCTGGGATAACGAAATCACAAAATCTAGTAAGATCCGGTCTTAACTCTGGACTGCTAGGGGTATCACAGACTTTATCCCCGGTTTTAGTATTGAGTCCATCCGTCATATCGGATTCATGCGTATGTAAACAACCTAAACAATGCAATAATTCATGAATAGTAGAAGAAGTCCATAAATACTGCCGTTGAACCGCACAGTTAACTGTTGGAATATCCGTACCGGCACTGCCTTTAAAATCATCATAATCATTCTTTGTCAAATAAAGATTTAAGCATCTTTTTTTATTAAGATCTGTAAAACTCTCGAAATTACTAACACTTAATTTCCATAAAGGCAACTGCTCGCTACTATCAATTACATTATGATTCCTCCAAAATTCTCCAGATCGGGTTCCAATTACTTTAAAAAAGATATTCTCTTTATTCAAAGTATTAGGTTCTTCTGAATCAGAAAAACTATCTATGGCTTCTTGAAGCTCTTCTACCGTATAAGCTAAACTGTCATGATAAATTTGATGTACAAAAACTTTATAAATCAATTTTGTGGTATCGTCAAAAAAGCGTTTATCCAATTTATAGCCTAAACAATCCCTGGGAGAAGGATCCCTATCATCAATTTCACAAGACTTTATTCCTAAAATGAAAAAAAGTAGGACACAAAACACTTTCATGGAATGTAGTTTTAATCCTGGTTATCAATAATACCTGCACTCGCATCTCGACAACAAGTAGCTACTTTAAGTTTTAAAGTTTCTAGTTCTTGGAGAATTGTGCGGATATCTAATTTTAAAGCACAAATATCATTTCCTGTTTTATATCCGAATTCTTGAATTGTAGTTTCGTAAGTTCTTTTTTCGCAATTTTGATCACAATCAATTGCTTGAATCTTTTCCTCTCCTATATTATCTAACCGACTGTAAATAGTACATATATGTCCGCTATGAACTGCTGTAGCTCCCCCAATACTTTTATCATGATATGTAACTTTCTTGCATCCAGCTAAACCAATGAATCGATTGCTATCCATTCTAGCATTCAATTGACAAATTGCAGCTTCTAAAAGTTCATTGTATTGTGTTTGACTTAAGCCGGAACCACTGTTTTTACTTGTACGATCTTCTACTTCTAAAATTGCAGAACTATCTTGAGGTTGGGGTGCGTCTAACGTTATTCGTTTTGACATAGTAACCAATCCTGCAGGCGTTCCAATATCTAAGGTAAATACTAATGCAATTGGAAACTGATCGCCTCTTAATTGAAATTGACCTATAAGATCATTAGTTTTTACAAGACGCGAATCTAAACTAGTTGTTGGATTATAACTGAAAGCCTCTACTTCCTTTCGAGAAACTATATAATCTGCAGGCAGATCTTTTATAGCTTCTTCCATATTATAGGTAAGGTTGGAGTGTCCTCGCTCTGTCGCACTTACTGAGTAAATAATACCACGCGTTCCTAAAACTGCAGAATAAACAGAAGAAGTTCTTCCTAGACAAAATAAAGAATTTTTAACTTTGATTTTATCTGAATCTAGATCTGCTAAAAGTTCTAAAGCTAGCTCCGCAGCTTCTCCTGGAAGCATATCCTTATAAGGATAACCATCGGGATTTACATAATTTTTTTGAATGTAATCTTGAACTCCTAAACCAATCTTTGTACACACTTCCTGCAGTGAGGTGCGATCAGATTCCTTCCAATCTTTTACATTGAAATGTGAAATTTCTGGCCCTCGGTAAAATACACAAGGGCCATAATTATAATCTGTACAACTGTGCTGACAATGATGACAATACTCCGATCCAAAATTCCCGACTGCTCCCACACTTTTAACAATTTAAAGTTATAGATTCATTTGAACTAAAGGCTGTTGGATCTCCTAAACAAACTAATCTCACACTAACTGTAGAATTATATGGATATTCATAATCAATAGTAGCTCCCGCTAGAGGACTTACAGTACCTCGATAGACATACCCACTGCCGGCATCAATATAAACTAATACAGTAGTATTATTTGTATTGTTGACTCCCACTTTTCGATTTCCACCCACTACAGTGCAATATAAATCTCCCGGATCAAGTACTACAGCCCCGCAAGCTGCTCCATTAGAGCACTCTCCAATGCGTACTTCACATTGACAACCATCTCCCGGATATCCAATTAACTGGTAATGAATAACCCGATCACGATTTGTAATTGGAACCCCACTCACAAAGCCGGTACCTCCCGGTGCAATTGTCATGGTAGGACTTACCCAAATCGATTGATTAACGCAAGTATTGTTAAAGTCACTTTCTAAAATTCTTACAGTAACAGCGGCAGTATGTGTTGCTAAACCGCTTAAATGAATAGCAAAGGCACTACCGCATGGATCTCCTGTTATCGAGAATAAGTCTCCAAAATCCATGCATGGGTCTCCGCTGCCACCGCCGGCACTACAATTGACTGTAATAGTCTTCTCAACAGTACAGAATTCGCTATCAGTTATAGTACGAATTTGGTAAATTCCATTGCTTAAGAGATGTCCGGCTAAAACAGTCGTCCAAACACCGGCAATTTTAACTTGAACATCTGTACTTCCACCTGTCCATTGTAAACCAGGACTTCCGCCAGAACAATTATAGGTTACTGTTCCTAAATCATCTACTACTGTAAGAGTTTTGGTAACACTTCCTAATAAACAGTTTTGGCCGGGACAAGCCAACATAATATCAACTTGAAGAGTAGTACTAGCTTTTACTAGAACAAAATCGGTTTTAATAACTATTGGATCTATCCAAGAACCTGTTGGAATAGTATAAGCTGGCTGTGCTACTCCATCAATTTTTAATAAGAAATGTACGCTACAACCCGCCGGTAAAGCCGGAGTAGTAGGATCATCCAAGCCTGTAATACTCAATTCTCCATTAGAACAGTCTAAATCAATATCAGGAGTTCCGATATCAATAGCTGCACAAGTATTACATTTTAAGGTAATACTCTTATAACAAGTTGGATTAGCTGCTACGCGAACATATATAGTTTCAGTAGCCCCAGGCGCTAATGCTGAAGGTAATGCAATCGGATTTGTGTCTGCAGCCCAAGCTCCGGTACCTCCAATAGAGACTTCATCCCAAGCCGGACTACTTACGATCGTAGCTTCATCACAATCTGTATTTAAAGTTGCACTAGTAATAGTTAAAGCACAAGTATCGCAATTAACAACCAAATCTAAAGCTGTATTACAATCGTGGTTATCCACTCTTCGTAATCTCACTTTTCCTGGATAAGTTGCATTGGATAATACAGAGGCAATTCGTTTTGTAGCCCCTAATAAATACCAATCCGTACCATTCAAGGAATATTCAGTAGGAATGCTTCCTAAACTATTTACAACAATTTGTTGTAAATCACAATCATAATTGACATTTGGATTTCCTAAATCACAACAAGTCATTGAGAAATTCAAACGTTGTTCACATCCGAAAGCATCTGTAACTTTTACATACCAATCACCACTTTCCATCATTCCTGCAAAAGTGAAAGTATTTGGAACCGGTGCATCGTAAATAAAGCTATCAACTTCATGATCAATTGGAGGAATGGTTCTGACAACAACTACTCTATAAGGAGCAGTTCCTCCCGTAAGTTCATATTGGAACCCGGTCGTACAACTAGGAATTCCGATCAAACTTAAACTCATTGGAGTTACACTACAGTTACAAGGGTTATTGATACTGAATGTTTTTACAATATCGCAGATATTACACTCATCCCCTGGAACTTTTAATCGAACTTCCGTTACAGGAACACCATAATTTATGGTAATACCGCCTGTGAATAGTTTTCCAGAAGTTACTGTATAGCTTCCATATAAACTACCATTAATCCATAACTCATAAACTTTACCTTCATACAGGCTACATACTGTAGCCTCATCAATTGTAATTTCAGTATTACATAATGATTGATTAGGAGTTACAACTAAGTTTGGCGGCTGACAGAAACCAACTTTTGTAGGTCTGCTTTCATCTCCCCAACAACTAAAGAAAGTATCTTTATCACAACCACAATCAGTTAATAATTTTACATATTTTCCTATTTCAAGACCTTCCGCAGCGCCGAATATATCCCGATAAAAATTACCCACTTTTAAAGCATAAGCTTCTCTGGCTTTTACTAGATTAGATAAAGCAGTTCCTTTGTACCAGGTAAATAAAGGTAATTTACAACCGGCACGTTTTACCAAAGGAATAACTGCCGATTTAGTGGCTCCACAACCTGCAACACTTACTTTAGTACCTGCAGGAATAAAATATTTACAATTATTTTCAAACGTGAAATCAATATCAGTTTTGATAATGAAATCGTAACGAATCACTGTAGCATTTACTACAGGGAGAGCGCATGCAGATTGATAGGCATACTGTAAATTATTTACAGGAACATATCCCCAATCTTCTGTAAAAGTCTGAATAGTATCTTCAGAACCATTACTGTAAAAAGCTTTGATCTCAATATTGTTAACTCCTAGATTTGGCGGGAAATCTTTGTAGATTCCGGTCATATCTAATAAGATCGAGTTTTGGTTATGGCCTTTACGTAACTTTCTGTTGAAAGATATCAATCCAGTAGAATCTACAGAAATGTCTAAAGCATACCCAATGTCAGGACAGCCACAACAATCTTGTGTAGTTAATCTACCTTCTAATTTACAATTTAGATTGTCTTTAACGATTTTCAGTTCATCGAGACACTCTAATTTTTTATGTTCTTCACAAACTCCTGCAGGACAATCACAGCCATTTACCTGAGCACAAGTTGTACAATCAAAGCTATCACAAGGGTAACAACCTTTATCTTCCCAGCAACCACAACCCGTTTGGCATTGACCTCCATTTACACAGGAACCGGCACATGGGTTTTTCTTACATCTTTTAACCCCTTTATCACAATAACAACCCCACTCGCAATCTCCATTGTTCTCACAAGGACGATCACACTCATTACAACGGCCTGTATTTTTATTACAACCGCAAGTATCCGCACAATCTTCAGGTTTAGTACAAGGGCTATTGCAAGGATCTTCCTGACAACTTTGAGATAAATTTCCTACAGCAACCGGCCTACATTTACAACCTACTAATTCTTCACAATTAGGAGTAGTACAATTTCTTGTATTACAATTTTCACAACGCTTTGTAAGCAAATTACATCCACAACCTTTAGCACATGGTGTATTTTCATCACAATATGCATCACAAGGATCTTTGGCTTTAGGTCCACATCGATTGAAATCTTTACATTCACATCCTTCCGGACAACCCCCAACAGTAGTACATGCTACATCGCAATTAACACAAATACAAATTAACCCTTTACGTACACAAGTATAGCCTGGAGGACAACTTGGATTAGAACAATCACAAACTAATTGACAACAATCAGAACCTACATGCACGCGACCTGGTAAACAACTTGTAGGAGCACAGCCATCAGGTGTGCACTCATAACAAGGAGGGCATTGTCCCGCTGTACAAGGAGGTTTTGCAATACATTTACCTGTAATTGGATCCCGATAATATCCGGTGCAACAATTACACATACCATTTGCATCACAACAAGTATTTTCTTCTAAACAATGGCTATTATTCCAACACTGCTTACACTCACATGTTTCTGGATTTAAATAACCTACAGCACAAGTTTTAGCAACACAATCATAAGCACTACATACCTCACAACCATTACAATCTGTACTTTCAATACATCTTCTACAAATGCCAAACTGATCTATTCTCCATCCAGGAGGACATTCACATTTTCCTTGATTACAAACCTTTCCATTTTTACAAGGATGTAATTCATTACACTCTACGCACTCATCTCCTGAACAAACACCGGTAGGACAAATATCTTCACAGACTTTATCCACTTCATTACAACGATGACAACTCGGACATTGGAAATGATCATCACAAAAACATTTTACTACACGTAAAGGAGGACAATCTAAACAATTGCTACAACGTATCCAGGCTTCTAGACATGCAATTTCGTCTGGTACAACATATACTACTACGGTACCATCCGGTTTTATACAAGCAATATCAACTCCGGTTATAGTTTTTACATCTATAATTGGATTGGTACAGCTATAACCATCTAAGGTTATATTTTTAAATACCGCTAATCGTTTTTGCAGATCCATTACGAAAGATTACAATCTGTTAAATAATTTGTGAAATCTTGTTTATATTTTATTTTGCATAAATCATAAGTTTTATTCTCATGAATCATAAATAAACAAGTATCACGATATTCGAATTTCAAACCAGGATTACAAGTAACTACTTTGTAGATTTCCTCATATCCCAAGCCGCATTTTTTTAAATATGTATATGTATCTAAATTTAAAATACATACCTTTTTATCACTATACGAAGCATCTAATTTACATTTAGCTATAAAGTCCGTATAATTAAAGTCAATTTCGCAAGTTTTTTGAATTAATAACTCATACTCAGTTATACAAGAAGCATGATTAACATCTTGATTTGTAACTGATTTGGTTTTCATTACAAAATCAAAAAGAATTTCATTAGGAATTCGTTGCGTTTGCAATAAGTTAATAAAGTCTTCTACTTTATTTTGCTTTTCAAATTCTTGAAATGAAAAATCAAAAACATATTCACACGCAATTCCAATATCTTTTAAAAATCTAGAACGACTTCTACAACGTTGGTTATCCCAATCCGGGTTATCCGATACAAAAACATCAGAACGACATTCTTCTTTACACCCAACTACCCAATTTTTTAATGTTTCAATTAATCGACAGATATAAGCATCTTCTACACAACTCTCAAACCCTTGCTTTACTTTAAAATAATATCTTCTTAAACTTTCATAAACAAAACGAAATAATTGGATTTCTTTTTCATCTTGAACATCTCTAGTGCGCCATTGAAATATGCGAGCTTTTATCTCCATATTCCTAGAAATAACGATACCTGCTTTGTGTAAAAGCAGGTCAAGTTCGAACAAATCTATGTTACAACACTCGGATTTCATATCGTTACACAACTAGAAGTTTGAGCTGATGAAATTTTTACAAGTTCTAATGGAGTTCCTACATCACAAGATTCTGTTAAATCTACATTAGTTCCTCCCATTCCATGACGGAAACTAATTGTAATTGTATCTTCGACTGCATCCCAATTAGCCGCAACTAATCCTGGAATACCAATTGACAACAGTAAAGAAGGTAATAAAGTATAGCTTGTGGCTCCGAAAGAATAATCTACACCATCCACATTTATATTAGTAAGATCTCCATCAGGACACTCAGATGCTACTTCCCAACAATCATAAAGGAAAGAAACTTCTAAGTTTCCATAACCGGTTGCAATTGCCCAGTTCTCTATATGAATATCCGCTAACAGAATTACAGCCGTTTTTCCTAAACCAGCTAACGTACTAATAATATCTCCATCGTCTTGAACTGCAGTAACGCTTCCTCCTACAGGAGTAAAGTTTACAGAGGTAAATACTGTATAATCAATAGTAGCACCGACATTACCATTTTCTTGATTATTGATACCACTTCCGGCAATACCTTCATTTGTATCAATAAGCTGAAGTCTTCTTTGGGTAGGAATATCTGTTACTGTAATAGCCGTGGTTAAACTTGGATTATGAAGTCTGGAAACATTACCTCCACTATTGTCTAACCATACCCATCCTGCTTGACCAGTTAATTCGATCATTCTATTAGCCAAAGCTAATCCGGTTGCATGCAATTCATGGGTATCTCCTCCATAAGCCGACAGATCATAACTCATTCCCAGGAAGCCTACTGTGGTATTGATATTGGTATAAGTTAAATTGGTACCAACACCATCTTCTAAATAGACATAAACACTCGCAGTAGTATGAATAACTTCTATTGGAGCATACTCTTGTCCACAAACCCAATCTGCTAAAGCAACAGCACATCCAACAACTGTTACAGTTAAAGGCGTATCCAAAGCTGCAAATGCATCAACAATATCTGAAGCATCTGCTACACTTACTACTCCTCCTCCATAAGGAGTTAAATCTATTTTTTGAAATTTGGTGAAATCTAAAGTACCTCCATCACAATAATCAGGACAATCTCCGTCTGTATCTACTAATGGAATTAATAATTTAGTTAATATAGAATGAGGACTGTTTTCCCCTGCAATTGTAAAAACACACAAAGAACTATTCCAACAAACACTAGAATCCCAAAAAGCTGAGTACGCCTCTTCTAATTCTTCAATGGTATCATATTGAACATAAGCTTCTTCTTCCCCAAAACTTACTAGTAGTTTTGTTAAATCTATACAATCGCATCCTAACAAAGTACCTTCTCCATCTGTGAATGCAGAAAGTCCTTGTGTAGCCATTGCTACTCCAGCTAATGTAAAAGGTCCGTAAGGTCCGTATGTGCATGTATCTTTATTACAAGTTACTTCTAAAGTTAAAAACCAATTACTTGACAAAGAATAAGGAATAATATTAATTACTCGAGTAACAGGATCTATACTCCAAGACAATACATTTTCTCTTCCAGTCTCTATATACTCATTTGTGAATCCATTATCACATTGAAAACATCTAGGAAGAGTTCTTGTAATTATATATAAACTTTCACAAGCTTTATACTGTATATCATGTGTACAAGCTTCACTTGTAACATCTTCACAACTATTAATGCACTCTTCCGCAGTTCCTTTTTGAAAGGAAACCGGTCCCCCATTATTATTTATAATCGTATCACAACCTGGAACAGAAACCGCTGTAGGAGTAACTGTGAAATTAATTTGACTGATATCCGTAATACGAACATTTAAAACGATATCAAATTCCATTCCATGAACTAAAGAAGGAATATTAATTACACCTCCGGAATAACTACCATAAGGACTTACCATGGAATCAAATACAATTCCAGGAGAATAATTTACATTGATAATATAAGGACAAGTGTTTCCTGTCTTTTTTACATGTATAATTATGGCACGTATATCCCCGTTTCGACAAACTTTTATCATGATATTGTGATCTCAGGTGTTGTAGGGTTAACAATAATTTCAGAAGCTTGTGGACCACAAAGTCCTGTACAAGGATCACATCCATCTAAGCAATTTTTCCCAAGACATCGATCTAGAATTGGAATTTCTACTATACTTTGAGCACTATATCCTTTAGCTGTTCCACCTTTACAAACCCCTCTTACAAGAATTTTGTACGTATTATGAATTCCCGGAATAGCATAGTTAGGATGAGTACGTCCGTATAACACGTTTCCAACAAAATGACAATCATAAAATGCAGGGTCAGCTTTAATAACACTGTATTCCACACTAGTACAATTGGTAGTACTAGCAAAAGCAACACTAAATTGCTCATTACAAGGTCCTACCGTATTTTTATAATTGATATACGGTTTTGATAATGCAAAACAATCTTCACATTCTCTTTCAACTACAGGAGGCTGAGGAGGCTCCGGGGTTAAATTGCAGCAATTTGATAAAACGTTAAGCATGATCAACAATTACAGTCTAAAAATTTTAATTCTCTGTGTAACATTTCAATGTATTCTGCCGCTTTTTCAGTTTTACCGGCTTCTACAATATCTGGAATGTCTGTTATTAATCGGTCTACCAAAGTTATTTTTAATAAATTGGATTGTAATTCTCCCAATTTACTCTTTGCAAGATATGTGTCATAACAACAACGTGCTTTACAAAGTAGGACTCGATTTAGTGTATGAATTTTATCGCAGATAACTGCTTTTATACAGTAAATTCCATCCATAAATTTGGAATCTCCATATCCCAACTGTTTCATTTCAAATACATTAGTAATTCCTGTTTTGATTTCTAATGGAATTCCTTGAACAGTATGGGGAAGAAATAACTCGATTTCATAAGAGATTGGAATACTATATTTTTCATCTTCAATCCAATCACTTATATCTTGGATTAACAACTTTTTGCAATCCATACTCTTGAAGAGTAGATTAACTCTACCGGGAACTTCTATACAATGACAGGACATTATGGGCCTTCCTCCTCAACAAGGGTAATATCTACTGTATATTCTACACCATTGATTGTGGTGTACAATAAATCGTTTTTAAAATAAAGCGTATGTGTGTGTGTATTAGCTTGATCTGGGAGTCTTAATAAAGATCCACAATTATCACAAACAACCCCACAACATTGGCCTAAGTAGTTAAGACAGGCTCGCAGACTTTCCATCCCGATCCATTCTTTGCCGGACTTTTTATGGAAAAGTCCGGACATAATTTTGATATCATTAAACTTTGCCATTAGTTACCAATTTGACGACCTGTAATTCGGCTCGCAGTTATCAATGCAGCATCCACATAACAACTTTGTGTGTTTGACTTATATGGAATTTTCGATTGGGCTAACATTGCATTATACATCGTTTGAAACGGTGTTAATGTAGCCGTATCTTTTGAAGGTATTACAAACAATTGAGTCCATCTTGGCTTGTATTGGTCCCCTTGAACAGATATACCGCTATAAAGGGTTCCTCCACCTAAAGTAAATACGCAGTAACTATCCCCACATTGAGTCAATAAATTTTTGATTCGAGATGTTTTTATAGTTTCTCCATACCAACCACGAACTAAAGTATAGTAATCGAAATTACGACCTTGTCCCCCGATTTCTTCGGAAAGCTCCATATGCATTAACTGGTAACCGCTATTTTGAGGCATTACCATGGCTTGATCTTCCACCCATGCATAATGAGCACGATCCATTCCGATTACTTCAACATCGTATTCAATACTATGAAAAGCTTTTCCAGGAAGATCTATGTCACAACCACACATGTAATCTTCTAAATCAAATGCAATTTCAATACCTGCTGCATACGTTTTTGTTGTTGCAGGAGCTTCATCATCACAACCGATACATGGAGCTTCAATCGGAACTGCAGCTAACATATTTCCGGTCGCACAAGGGTCTATTGCCACAGCCTCTTCTTCTGTACCACCTAATAATTTAACCGCTGAACAAGAAATAATAGAGATTTTTTCAGGGCAACAGTTATTAGCAGCTCCATGAGTTCTATATGCTTTGCCTAACAGAGATTTTGCAGCCATATCTGCATTAATCTGATCAATGATCAAATCAATTTGATCTTTAAAAGTTTTTGTAGAATCACTAGGATCTACTGTATTGGTGAAGAAAGTATCTACATCCGCATCTTCTTCTCCGATTCCAACCCAGCGAACGCCTATGATTGCATCAAGTTTAATACAATTGGAACATGTTGTTACAACTGGATTAAGACAAAACGCATATTTAGTCATACCGGTACTTATCCGAGTTACACTTAACGGTACTGTAGGACTTACAGGAATACCATAACTTCCCGTTGGTTTGGAAAAATCCGCAGGCTTAACTTTTAAGCTTTCTTCTAGTGCACAAGCATAGGCTAATGAATAGTCTGCTGTTGTACAAGCATCACAACTAGGACATGCTTTAGAAGCATACAAAGTAATATGATCCCACTGATTTAAGTCTTTGAATTGCTCCGTATTATTATTACGATAACGAATTTTAACTGCAATATCACTATCACAGTTTAAACAATCAAATAATAAACGCCCGGAGGGTGCCCCGGCACATCTAGGAGGACTTACAGTAGAGTAGTCAATACCATTGATATCAATAGCATCATAAATACAAGTTTGTAAAAAATCTGCAGGACCGCCTACATGAGGCCCAACTCCTACACCGATCGCAACTTGATTCATGGTAGCTAATGCTCCTGAACCGACAGATACTCCCGTTTCTGGATTGTACCACACCCATTGCCCTGCTTTTACCAGGGGTTTGGCAGGTGCTCCAAAACTAGTGGTAGGTACTGAAAATACCGGGGTATCCGCAGGGTATAATACTTGATTGCCTGAACTTACAAGCTTTTTAAATCCAACATTTTGCATGTTAAAATTATTTATAAAGATTTTCTAATAAAGTAATTGCTTTAATTCTTAAATCCCATTGTGCTAGATTATCAAAATCCCTTTCACAGATTACCGCAGCTATATCTGTAATTCTTCTAAGTTGATAATTCTGAACTAATTCTGAAATTTGATCATAATCAATAATATTTCCATCATTTAGTTGATATCGATTCTCAGGAGTTTTACTCGCTGTTCGAAATTCTGTAGGCTTTCTATAATAATCAGACCAGATTTGAGTTATATCAAATTTTTTATCATGATATACTTTAAATCCGCTATGCACCAAACTAAAAAAAGTACTTGAAAATTCCCAACTTGGATTCCAATTTCTATTAATTAACATATTGGATTCTTCATGTCCTTTAACTAAAATTAACTTTCGTAACTTTTTTTCAGGACACTCCGGGCATTTAATCTTACCCCCAAGTCGAATAAGTCGAAAATAATTATCAGGAAGTTTAAAAATTGTAGAAGTTTCTTTATCCGCAATTTTGACGAGGGATTCCTCATCAATTTTTAAAACCCGAATATCTTCTTCGACTCTGTCATTAGTTTGTGCATAATTCGCACAGATTTCCATAAATAGTTGCTGCGCCTCATTTAATATTGAGTCTTTATATGCTATTGTAAATCGAGGGTTTTTAGACCATTTACTTACTTTATGACTCAGCATTTCTTCAACAAGAGCTGCATTAAACCCCATCGTTATGAAGTTTCTTGACCTTCTTTACCTTTTAATTTCATTTCCAAGGCTAAAAAGGTTTTAACATTTTCTTCGTCCTTTGATCGGAAAAATTCTTCTACATCATTCATATCCATACCTAGATGAATATTATTGAAACTAAATCCATTTCTTGTAGCACGAATTACATTACTACGAATACCTTCCCGGACAAAAGCTTTTACAGCTAAATCCCGGTTATTCATATTCATTAATTCGAGATAACTCTGAAGATAGGTTTGATCTGAATTAGGGATTTTTTTATTTTCAATAAGATAAAATCCAATTTGATCCTTTAAATTCTTTTCACTTGTATCTTCATTAAAATCAATAGACCAAATTATAGCAACCGTTTTTAATTCTTTCAGTTGAGAAACTTCAAGTCTTTGTAAAGCCTCCCGAATGCCCACACTTTTCTTTAATTTAGCATCCATTGTAAAGCTTTTACGACTTACAATGAATTCTACTTTATAGCTTATAAGCTCCGGGTCTGGTAACTCTTCTACATTTTCCAGAACTAAAAATCGAGGATCTGCTTTCATTAAAGCATATTTGATTTTGTTTATAGGTTCTGTATAGTCATAGCTAGTCTCAAAATCATCCAAAGATATTTTCAGTTCTTCAGCAGTAAAGAAAGGATCTCTTGGATCTTTGTGGTTAGCTGAGTCAATAATTTGGCCTATACGAAGTCCAGATTTATAAATTAGTTTACATTTTGGAACTTCTTTTTGCAAGTCCTCATCTGACATAGCTAATTTATAACCATTGACTAAACTAAATGGAAACCCAATAACTTGCTTAGTTTGTGTAAAAATTGTAGAATCATATGGCACTTTATCTGATTCTTCTAACACACCTTTTGCATTCATTGTGGTACTCCATTCTACGCCACTTAAAGGAACTCCGGCATCTTTACGAATACTACTTATATGTTTTATCGTAAAAACATCGCTCTGAACTACTGAATTTAATTTAGTTTGCATAATTCTTCTTCTGATTTAATTATTAATGAGTAATAGTTGCACGCGCTACAATTGGTAATGTAACATCATTCAAATAAATTCCAAAACGAGATTCCAAAGCAACTATATAACGTCTTCCTAAAGTAATTCGACATTGTGCATTAGCATTTTGGAAATTATTAGTAGGACCGGCTGGACTAAAGGTACCATATTCAATATTGTAATTCTCCCCATTTCTAACTTGTACGAGCCTTACATTATTTTTAAACCCATTACCGAAACCGCCGTCCCATATATTCGCTTCATAAGAACTTACTAAGTTGCCATCGAAACGCATGGCACCATGTATGGTTTCATCGTCATAGAAAGGTTCCCACACAGCTTGGAATTCTCCGTAAGGAAATCCGACCCATTTAGTAAAATAGGCTGTTTGGAAAACCAATCCTTTGTATCCTTTTGCATAAGTAGGTCCATTGTCTGAAGTGAAATTCTTCATATCAGAAATATAACCGGATTGCTTATAAGCTTCAGTGATAATTTCATTAACCCAGGTTATGAACGCGGATCCTCCATTTGCAATCATTCCCCGCTGATCATAAGGGACCTTATTATCTTGGAAAGTCTTTAAAGAATTTTGCAAGTGTTTTAAGGAAGAAACTCCTGGCATGTAATCAAAACGATTACCAAACCGCAATAAGGGACGTAAACCTACTCCTGTTTTTCTATGAAGACCGGTAGAACCATCAATCGCTAGTTTTTTGAAATCCTCACCTATCCACATTAATTTCTTTTTGTTATAGGCATGGCTTGCTACAAACTCTCCTTCAATAGAAGTAAAGAAGTTTGTACCTTGCTTTGGTGCAGATGTGTCTCCAGCCAATTGAGGCTCTGGTCCAACCATAGACATGGTTCCTCCCATTCCATTAGCTTGATTCATATAAACTGCAGAGTCTGTTACCTCGTAACTTTGACCTGTAGACCATTGAGTACCTTTGAATTCAATCCAACCGGTGTTAGACATATAGAATCCTGCATAATCGCGAGAACCCTCAGAATAAGCACCTGTTCCTACACACCAACGGATGCCAGGCTTTAATAACTCAGGAGGAAAAAAGCCTAAATTGGCATTTTTCGTAGTAGTATATATGAAACCGGTTCCGTCTTGTTGCCCGGCATTATCCACAATAACTTGTGCTTCAGGAGCCGATTCGGGCCAAATGTATGTACCGGGACGTATCCAACCTACTGATAATTTTACACGCAATTTTGTGCTTCCTAAAGAAGGATTATCATTGTTTGGATATAGGTTTTCTTCTTGACGAATATAAGAATGATTACGTCTGCGCAATCTCCAATTAAAATCGTAAGTGTCTATTTCCTTAATTCCGGAAGTTTCCTTCAAATAATCGAGAAATCCTCCATAAGCAGATTGTAATCCTGGGTTACTAGAACTAATAAATTCTACTACAGGATCAGTTAAATCTGTAATGTTTTTGAACTTATGCCAGTTATTGTGCAGAGTATTTTCTGAAACAAAACTTTGAATATTTCCCAAGGAATTTACATCGTGGGAATAAAAACTGTACTTTTTAACGTCAGCCGTTTGTGCTGTTATCATCGCTTAAAATTTTTTAAACCTGTCCAATAAATTTTCGATTCATATCCATAGGTACTCCTCCTTTATTGGAGGCCGGAGTTTCCTTTCCCATTCTGCTTTCCAATGCTTGAATTATAGATTGGCCAGCTGCTCTTTGGTTTTTTAATATGATATGATTTACATTTTCGTAACCTTTATTATAATAATAAAAAGCTAAAAGCTGCTTTTCTGGATTGTTATTTACTTCATTGAGAAATTTAACAAGTTTGCTAACCTTTACACTTTTTACTTGATCATTTTCTTTGTACTGAATAACATCTGCTTTTTGATTAATAACCGCTTCTCTTAAGCCTAGCATATCTTCCTCTGGAATTTTGAATGTGCCAATTAATCCGGTATTCAAAATATTAGAAACAGCTTGATTATATAATTTAGATTTTTCTTCTTTCGCAGCATTTTCTTTATTTTGAACAGCTTCCACATGCGCTTTAGCATCATTCATAATCTGGTCTCTATAAGCAGTTACTTCTTGAAGAGATTGTTCGAATTTTGAATCAAAAAGTTTATTTTCGTGGTAGGCTTTTAGATTGGTTTGAATTTCTAAATCCTCATTTCCTTTTAAACGTAATGCAATAGCTATAACATGCTCTTTTAACTCTAAAGAATCCGGAGTCTCTTGAGTATAATCATAATTAATTAAGTTATTAAGCGGAGCTACTTTTCTAAGAACTTCTTCGGGACCTCCTTTTTCTAAAAAGTCAATTTTAGCCTTATAATCTTCAAACTCTTGAATTCTAGCTTCAACTCCTTTTTGGATTTGTGCTTCTAAACTAGCTTTAAGATTATTAACAAATAGATTTGCATCATTTGTCTCTTTTATAGGGAAATCTTCTGGTAGTATTCCAGCATCTTGTAATGCTAAAGCTGTCAACCCAAAAGTACTTAGATCCTCTAAATTTAGGTCTGGAGAATCATCTGGCTTCGGTAAGGCGCCCGGTTCTGGGTTTGGAGCTGCTTGGGCACTCCCATTAGGAACAATAGGTTCTCCGGGATTTACATTTAAGTTTCCTGCATTATCTGGAAGTCCTGCCGGATTTAATCCTGGAGGATCTACATCAGAAGTAGCCGCTACAGCTGCAGGAGGAGGTGCAGGGGATGTTTGAATTGCATTAGGATTTATAGCTGGGTCTGTCATATAAAAAGGGATAGCATCTCCTTCAGTGCCTTGCCTTACTACAGTTCCTGCGAAATCGAAATTTTTATTCATCATACAAATTTGAGTTTTTAGTTATCTAATAAATAATTTGCTTTTAGTAAAAAATTTTTATGGTCGCTTTTTACGACGATTTTGACTTAGAAGCCTTGATTTTGTCAACTTCTAGTTCTTTTAATCGGACATAAGTATCAATCTTATGCATCCGTTCTTTAGCATCACTCAGGATTTTTTGAGTTTCTTCTGCATTTGATTGCCCATCTTGATCGACATCAAATCCCCGATCTAAGGTTTCACTTTGCTTATCCGCTTTATATCGATCCGTTTCTAGCCTAGATTCTAATAAATCCTTCTCATGTTTCATTTTTTTATCAGTCTCTTCAGCTTTGCTTCTTAATAACATTTCTTGAAGTTGCTGCTGCATAGCTTGCTCTTGTTGTCTCTGTTTCTCCATCCGAGCTTTTGCTTTTCGACCTATATTTAGGATTTTTGCAATAGACTTTGTCATTCTGATCTCTACAACTTCATCAGGTTCTAAGTATCCTGGTTGAACTCTGTTTTGTTCTAAAAGATCTCGTTTAGTAGCATCCAATAATTGAGCATCTTCTACTGAGTTTACTATTTTGACGTTAAGACTTGCCGCGGCTAAATCCTTTGCAGATTCTTTTGTAAAACTTAAAAAAGCTTTATCGCCATCGTCTGTCATATATCTTGTTTCCAAGGGATTATTGGAATAGACTTGAATAGCAAGATCAAAATAATTTTGCATTACGTTTTCTTCGATTTGATCCATTAATAGTTCTTCATCTAGAGTCTGAGCGTTACTCATTTCTATTGAATTTTCTACATTGGCATTGTTTTTATAGGGACTTGGATATCCTAATCGATCAGGATTATAATTCATAGACATAACTGCATCATTTCGAATTTCTCTTAAATGTTCTCTTCGTGCTGTTGCATCTACTACATTATTAAAATCAAGAATTTTAATTGCATTAAGCTGATCTACGGTCATTCCTAATTTCTGGGCATCAATTGGAAGTATTTTTGCGCTTTTTAGATTTCTAGAAAATTCTTCAGGGGTACTTGTGCCTAATACATTAGTTAGTATTTGTAAAACTTTTCCGATATTATTAGCAATGTCTTTATCTAAAAGACTCGAATGTAAATCATAACTATATTGCATAGTTACTGCTTTCATCATAGGAGATGTATTAGTAGTATTTCCTTGAAGATTTGATAATGTACCTCCCGAATATTGAAGTTTTACTTTATCAAAAGGATGTAAAACATTTGTATATTGATAAGGCACTCGTCTTTGTTGAGTAAAAATTCCATTAAAGAATTCTGTAGTTTCATAAATTTCATCAATATTTACCCAATCAAATTTTATATCTCCTTCCCGAGGATTCAATTGATATTCTGCACTTAAATAATAAATTCCGACAGAACCATCTTCCTCCCAACGATATACTTCTTTTACAGGACGTAATCCTCTTATTTGGCTATGAGCCATTGGAACTCCGGATCCATGCATTAAAGGATTAGTCCCATGCATTCCTAAAGTTTTTATCCAATCCATCATTCCTTGCGTACTATTAGTATCAAAACTAACTTGACCCATAGGAACATTTCCTTTGACAACATTTGCTAAGAATTGTCCTTGGATATCATTATGGCTTCCATGAGGGTTTCCTGTTACTGGAAATTGATTAGCTAACTTTTGTTCTGCAGGAGTGAGTTGAGGATAATATTCCATATAAAATTGAATAGGACTCATGAAATCTCTATAAACAACTGCATCTGCATTTTCAAAAAATCGTTCTTCTGGTTTTTTATAGATTTTAGCTTTTAAATAATTCTTATGTTCTAAATAGGGTTTGTTAAATCGAACACCTTGTTTAAATAAACAAGCTCCTGAAATCATCATACTTTTGTATGCTTCTCTATAATTATCGTAAGCATTTCCTTGCTTAATCAAATAATTAAGAAAGCGAGCACCTCGTTCTTCTACCACTGAAACATAATCTTTATTGAATTTTTCAAAAATAGCTTCAGGTAATAAAGCTTGGGCTTGCTCTTGGGCTTGAGATAATAATTGTTTGCGATCATCCGGTGGAAGAGCTAAAGGATCTTCTACTCCATATTTTTGCAATTCTTGCATATAGAGTTGATTAATTAAAGGATCTACTGTAGTTTCACTTAACCACTGGGCAAGTTTTTCATTAATTTTTTGTTTAACTAAATTAGCAGTATAACCACTTGTATCGATTATTGAAAATTTAGATCTTCGTGCTGCACGTTCTCCGACTCGATGTGCTGCAATTGGACCAATAATTGGAAAATGTCTGAATTTAATATTTGCCGGCAATCCAAAGGGTTGCTCTTTTATTACTTTATTAAAAATTTTACGGCTGTTTGAAAATCCATTTGAATTGTATAGATCATAACAAATTTCTATTTTTCTTCGCTGAATTTCTGTAAGCTCATTATCTTCTCCATTTTTATAAATGGTGTGCAATTGCTTATAAACTTCTTTTCGGATTTCTAATCCTTTTTTTTCGGTCAGAGTGTGAATTAAAGAAGACAAATTATAATTAATCCCAAATGTCGACGTTGATTTCAAGGTTTTCATAATCATGACTAAATAGTTTTAAAATTGAACTTTGTAATTCTTCATATTCTTTCTGATCTGGTTGTGCTGCATCCGTACTTAGCTCTTGCATTAACCAATACATAAGAACTAACATACAGGAAACTGTATCGAAATTACCTCCGGGTTTGTTATGCCATTTCATAACTTGTTCAATTTGCATTCTACAATAGATAGTTTGCAAAGTTGTTACAGGGTCTCCAAACTGATCATAATGATGAATTTGCTTGTAAAAACCATTAAGTAAAGGTAATGCAATACTTTTTCTTTCAGTTGTCATTACGACACCATATTTGTCTTTAGCAGATTGTCCTTTACTTAAAGCAGCATGAGGTGTAGGTTGTAATAAATGTAGCCAACCTTTTAATCGAGCTAAAGTCATGACAGGGCCCACATTACCTTCAAATAATAAAAAGCATTCATAATACATACAAGCATAAAACATAATCTCTAATCCAGCTTCTGCTTCATCTCTTCTACATATAATAGAAAATACAAGAGTACCTTCTAAACATTCACTATCTACTTTTTTATCCGGAATTCCTTTATAAATATATCCGCAAAAAAGAGAAACTTTTCCTTCAGTACCATCATCTTTTATAGGATCACAAATAGCTTTATGTAAATTACCATAAATTTTTCGAGTAGGTAGAATCGCCGCAGGATGTTCATAAACTACAGGAACTCCATATAAACTTTTTTCTTTTAAATGGGCATCATGCTCTGTAAGCATTTTATCCTTTAATTTATTGTCTTTTTCCCAGTGAACTGTTTTCTTTTCTTCATTATATACAAAATTACCTGTCTCCGCTTTTTTAATATAATCTTTTGTACGGTCTAAATAGATTAAATGTTGTGCTGCTAAATCTTTTGGAAGAGTATAAGATTTACCCGACCCAAACATCTCAGAAGGAATTACAGGATATCTTATTTTTTCTTTTGCTAGTTTCTCTGGATCATTTTTTAATAATTCTCTAACTTCCATACGAGCGAGAGCTGCTCGATCTAAATCCGTATTTCCCATTTCGTCTTTAACCTTTCGGTCAGTATATAGCGCCGAAAGGAAAAAAGCTATTTTACCTTCCCCAGGTTCATATTCATTGTCAAAAGCAAGTATATTATTTATTTCAGGATTATAAAAAAAATAGTAAGCATCTCCAACTTTATCTAACTCTCCAGAAGTTCCGGAATCAAAGCTACTTCCGAATTTAGAATCAATTGCCATACAAGCTTCTTCTAGCTCTCTACATCTTTTATAGTTGGGATTTTTACCTACTTCATCTCGAGGCATAACAGTATAACGTCCTCCTGTACCTGGTGCTGGATTTTCAGTAGTAGATAATGCCATATGAATCTCTGCTCCACTCGCTAATTCATTAGGAGTTTGTTTTCCCTCTTCATCTAAAGCAGTATATTTAATTACATGTTTGTAGGGTCGTTTTACATTATTACCTTCTAATTTCCCCTCAGATCTTTGATGAAAAGCTCCCGGATAAATTCTAGGTCCATCTCTATAAGCTCCTAATTCATTTTTTACATAATTAAGATTAAGAGTTAATACTTGAATATAATCGTTTAGATTTTTCTCTACAGGAGTTGAAATTAATATTCTTTTTCCCGCTTTCTTTCGAGCTGCTTTAAAATAATCCGAATTATACCTATGCATACCATAGGTTTTATATTCATGCAACGTACAACAAATTGCACTAAAGGAAGTTTTAGTACCTCCCCGACTTCCAAAAGTTAATAAATCTAAAGCGGTATTTTCATATAAAGGTAAACCCATCGCTTCTGGATGGGTTTGTTTCAAATAAGTAAGGGCATCTACATATTCTTTAAATGTTCCGTTCTTTTTTAGATAAGATCCGTTACTCATGTCAATGCGATATTTATCATCCTCTGTAAGAGGTTGCTTTCGAATCATTTTTAATAAAGGACGAAAACAACTTCGTTTAGGATCATCTTCACATCCACTAAACCCTCGACAAGTCAACCAATTGTAACTAAAAATCCATTCTAAGTCATGACAAAATGGTTTGATAGGTACAAAGGTTTGTCCTCGTTGAACAGGAACAACAGCGCCATTAACAAAATAAAAAAGACAAGGAGGCATGTAACGCCAGCCTCCTAATGTTTTGTTTTTCTTCTTGATACCGTCAAATCCCCAAAGCCCTTCAACCATTTTTTGTTCGAAACGACCCCAATAATCGCGATATAATGCAGATTCTGGATGTAAATCAGTGGGATGATCTCTATCTACAAATGGAGATAAATCATAAATAGTAGGGAGTAATTTTACTTTTTTAATCTCCATCTTCTAGCTCTCTTTGGTCTCGCATACTTAATAATTCATTTCCACGAGTATGTTTGCTTGAGACCTTTGCAGCTTTTTGTCTTCCATCTAGAAGAGTTTCTTTTAAATCATTAAAATCCCGGACTAATTCTCTAATGGCTTTAATTGTAGTACTACTAGTTTTATCCGAACTTGTGGAAATTTCAGAAGCTTGGCGCATTGTTTTGTCCAGAATGTGTTTGATATCAGCATAATATCGTAATTCTGTTGGAATACATTCATCTTGAAACAACCGCACTAAACCTTGCTTTTCAAGATCTGCATATTTGATTCCTCGTAAAATTTTAGATTCTACATGTTTAACCTTTTCATCAAAAGGACGTTCAAAACTAATATTTAAAGGATGATAAATATACACTAATCCATTTATAATAGCATCTATATCTAATCCACTTTTATACAATGACTCTAATCGAATCATAAAATCTGATTGAGGATCTAGACGAATTACCATTATTAAGCTAGTCTTACAAATTTCCCATTAATGATCTGAAATTTAAAAAGAGGTTTTTTCTTTTTTAAATCAGAACTTTTAATTTCTGTACACACGTTTATTTCAGCAACATTATTTGTTTTTAAATAATCTTGCTTTCCATTTTCAATTAAAACTTTCATTAGTTTAAATCGATTATGTAATCTACTTGAATTTTACTTGTAAAACACATAGGATTATAACGTGCATATCCATCTGTACTAAAAATGAATTTTTCATTTTCACTTTCTTTAAAAAAGACTTCAAAATCAAAACTACGTGCTACTTTTTTAGCTCCGTTTTGAACATCTTGACTTGCTTTTAAATCTTCTAAAGTAGGTACACTCAGTTCTGAAATAAATGCAAAAACTTTTCCCCAATCTTCATCTTCTTTGAATTTAATTTCCCAAACATTACTACACGCACATCCGGGAATCACATGAGTTGGTGTAGTTTTTTGACCATTAAATCTTAATTTAATTGGTTTTTTCTCTCCAGGTTTTGTTAATCCAACACTTATTTGAATTTTAGAAGCTCCCATTTGAGCCCCCCATCCGCTATAAATATCAGATATAAATTCCTGAGCTTGTTTGTCTTTGTCATTAACTAATGACGTCATTTCTGATCTGTCCATAAATTGTATTAATTAAAAAGTTTATTAAAATCTTCTTCTGAGATATCTTGAATTTTCTTTCGAGGTTTCTGAAATATTTTTAATTCAAAATGATTATCTCTTGCAAATTTTTGAAAATCAGGGAGCATTCCAAACCATTTACCTTTATGGCAATAATTATTTGCCGGTAATATATTAGCAGGAGTAGTACATCCACAACCATCACAGAAACCTCTTTGCATACAATCTGAACATTGTAAATGTCGATAGACTATATAAAAAGCACGGTCTACTTCTGAGATAGGAACTTCTGTTTTTTCTCCGAGAATTTTTAAAATCGGATATTCGAGTAAATGGTAAATGATATAAATAAAGCGCTTGATATCTGCAATATAATATCCAACAAGGAAAGCTTTCCATTTATATGGAGAAATTAAATCTTTATATTTCAGCCTTGTTATTTTCATCTACTAAAGATTGAAGGTGTTCTAAAACATAAGCTTTATTTAATTTGCCCCGGATAAAAGATTCTGGAACAAGAAATCGTGTATTAAAATTAGAATAAGCATCAAAAATGCTATCTGCAATTCCATACTCAATTGTCCATTCCATTATTTGACCCCAATATCTTGGAGGTTCCCATCCTATTGCCATGGCCATATCTCCACGCTCTGCTGCAGCAACGGCATCACTACTTTTACGTCTTTCTGCCCACGAATTCCATTCCGGATTAGGTCCAAATTCCATAATGGAACTTTGAATTCGAACTAAATCATTCTTATTGTATCGCGATTCCATACCACTTGTTTGTATAACTTTCGCTATTGGATAAATAATATGATTTAATTGAACTCTTCCTCTAGAATCTGTATAAGCGGTAGCAGGCATAGCTAAAGTAAATACATTAATTTCAATCCAACCTTGTTGAATAGTTTCATGCCAACTTTTATGGTCATGTTCTAAAAATTCTTTTTGAAAAATGGCTTGAATTTGCTCAAAAGGATTTTTCTTTTTTGTTGTAACCAACCCACTTTCTGATTTCTCAAAAGCATTTAAGTCTTTAAAAGTAGATTTATGATGATCCTTTCCAAGAGGTGCTCCTCCATTTAGTTCATTATTATTCACAGTGCCTACTTCTCCCGCAGCAAAATCCAAACCCGGATCCCTATCTATAACGGGTTCTGTACTTTTCCATTTTTCTTCTGTATTTTCCTTCATGTTTATCTAAATTTTTTGTATTATTTAATGCATTCTTAAAATGATTAATTACCATATCATGATATTCCTGTGTTACATCTCCCATAACTAGTGCATTTTTTATAGCATCAAGCCTCTTAAAAATAGATTCTAGATTTTTTTCGAAATAGAAAAATTGATCTATTATTATTTTAGGCATTATAGGAAGTTGAATGTAAAATTTAATACGTTCAAAAAATAAATCGTACATTTCTTCCACATCTTTTACAGGAATACCAAGCTGATTACTTACGTCTAAGCAAATTTGCTTTGTATCGATTCTTTTCATCCAGAAATAGTTAGGCTGTTATCTTCAATTTTTACTAAAAACTGAAATAGTTGCTCAGTATTAATATTTAATAACGGACCTATATTATCTTTAAAGTAAAATACACATTCTTTGTCGCAATCTTGTACTAACCATTCTTTATCGATAAGGATATTTCGGTAGATAAACACATGCGCGTTTCGCCAACGCCGAAGCGCTAATTGTTTCATACATTCTTTAGAAAATAAAACAACACCCATTTTCTGGCAAAACAGTAAACCGATTAAAAAATCCTTTTCTTTAGTTGCAAGACCTTGCTTTCCGGTCATAGCCGCTATGTAATCTAGAGCCCAGGCATAGTAATCCTCTAAATTTTTGAAAGATAGCTGAGGAATTTGACTCATATTGGGTTCAAAATTAAAATTTTTTACTTTAATTTACATAAAATTTTATTATATGATTTCATTTGACGAAATAAACCACATCTATCGCCATGATTCTCAGATAATTACCTCGGTTACCCAAAGGCTAAAAACTTTTGCAAAAAGCTTTGAATCTCATTATTGGGCCGCTTATGGCGTTGTAAAAAATACCATGGGCGAAGCTGAATTCCAAGCTGCTAAACCTACAAAAATTCCAGATATCAAGTGGTTAGAAGAACAAATGCTTAATTTTCCAGATGTTGATTTTTCTAAATTAATTGAAGCTCAGGAAAATAGTTGGGAGGTAGGAGGTTCCAAAGCAAGTATAAAAGGTACTGCAGGTCATAAAGAAGAAGAAAAGCTAGCTTTAGAGGCAAAACAAAACAGAAGTCCTTTTAACATGAAAATTTACGAAGTTCGAACTAGTGCTTATGTCCGGGAAGATGGCCTCAAAATAAGTAACATAGAGGATTTGGCTTTACTAGAAGATGGAATGTATCCTGAGCAATTATGTTGGTATCTCCCTTTTTATATGGGAACCTCTGATCGAGTTTATATTGAAACTATTAATAGCAAACGTTATGTCGATCTTGTAGAGTTTAAATTTGTAAAAACTATTGATAAGACTTCCCAAGAAAAAATGCACTATCCCATTCAGCATGTAGCTAACTGTAGATATAACCGGTTTGCTCTACAACTAACCATGTATGCTAAATGTTTTGAAATTGCAGGATTTAATGTTCGGAAACTAGCGATTCTTCACAATACGAAGTACTTACCAGTACCTTATATGGAATTAGAAATGACTAGGATTGAACAGTATTTAAGGGATTCCCAAGAGGGGTTTTTATAACAAATTGCCGGTATAAAAGAGCTTCTGTTAATAAGATCATAGTTGCTACTGAAACTCCATTTAATAAAGCTTCTTTTATAACTTTAAAAGGATCTATAATACCTTCTTGAATTAAGTCACATTCTTGTCCTGTTAAAGAATTGATTCCTACAGAATAAGAATAATGAAATAGTCTTTGTAAAACTTTTACTCCGGACTCATCTAGGACTAATGGAATAGTATTGGGATAGTCTGCATTTTTTTGAATAGTACTTAATGGAAGTAATAAACAAGAACAAAAAGCTATCCCTATTTCATCATCTTCCGATAATTGTTCTCGGATTTCTAAAGCGGCTCTTCCTAGGGGATATCCAGCACCTGGTAAAATTCCTTCAGCTAAAGCTGCTTTACAAGCTTGTTTAGCATCATCTACTCGGTCTTTCTTTTCTCGCAATTCTAAGTCAGTAGAGGCTCCTACATTAATTACGGCAACGCCTCCCAATAAACGGGTTAAACGTGCTTTTGCAAAATCTCTTTCAACACTACTTACAGTCTTTCCGATTTCAGTCTGAATTTCTGATACTAATTGATCTATAACTTCTTTTTTCCCATGGCCTCCCACAATAGTAGTATGAACTTCATTAACTTCAATCTTTTCTGCAAAACCAATATCAGAAGGTTTTAAGTTAGCTAAACTTTCGCGATCACACTCAATCACACGACCTCCTGTAGTTGCTGCAATATCTTGAAGACATGCTAGCTGATATCTAATAGGTTTAGGTGTTTTTACACATACTCCTTGCCATCCATTAGAAATATAATTTTCAACTAAGATAGTTTGAACTCTTAGGTCATAATCATTTGCAATAATTAAGATAGGTTGCCTTTTGTTATGGAAATTGTCTAAAGCATTTTGAATTTCATTTAAGCTAAATAATTTTCCATGAATTAAAAGGATATGACATTTATCATATACTGCAGAAGCTATTTTAGGAGCATTGACAAAATAAGGACTAGTAAATCCGGCATTAATTTGAGCACCTCTTACCATATCAACATAAGTTTCAATTGAAGAAGATTCTGCAATACTTACAATACCGTGTTTACCTATATCAAAAACAGCTTCTCCAATAAGTTTACCTAAACTAGGAGAATTATTACTAGCTATTGTAGCAATTTGTACAAGTTTTTCTTTTGTAACATCCTTATCTACATATTTCGAAAGAATCTCTAGAGTTTTTTCGGCTAATTCATCCCATCTTTTTTTGATAATAACCGGTGAATTTTCTTTATTAGTTAATTCAATACCAATTTGAATTAATCCTTGAGCAAGAACTGTAGCAGTTGTTGTTCCATCTCCGGCACGTTCTGCTGTTTTTGCAGCTGCCTCTCGAATCATCATTGCTCCCATATTTTCGATAGGATCTAAGAGGATTACATTTTGAGCTACAGTTACTCCATCTTTTGTAGTATTTAATCTTTCATTCTCTCGTTTAATAACAACAGTTCTTCCAGAAGGACCTAATGTAACTTTAACGGCATTTGCTAACTTATTTATACCGATGATTATTTTATCTCGAGCTTCCTTTCCTAAGAGTAAATCGTAATTATTTGTTGACATATTTTTATTGAATTAATTTAGTATAATTTGATATTTGGAATTAAGCAGAATATGCTTTCATATCTGGCATTAAAGGAAATATCATTCCTCGTTTAATATCTAAAAAATAGCGCTCTCCTTTATGAATGGAACCTTGACCTGGTATATGTAAAAAGAGAACTTCATCTACTATACCATTATTTGGATTATCAAATAATTTACGAGTTTCATAATTAAAATCAGAATCTTTAAAAAAGATTTCCACAAGCTCAAATACAACTCTTTCTATTTTGTCCTGGTTTTTATATTCATAAATTCTATAATGAGTTGGAGGTAATTTTTTTTGATCCTGTATAAATTTCTCCCAATAAGTAAGTTCAATTTTTTTATCTGTCAATAGTTTTCGAATATCATGAATCGAAGGCCCGGTCTTATGATAAATTTGTTCCCCATTTTCAAAACAACGTATAGCTGGAATACTTTTAACATCTTTAAAAATAGAAGTATTTCTGTCAATTTCATCTACTTCAATCTGATAAATAACTTCTTCTGGAAACTCTTGAAGTATATTTTCAATCTCTGGTTTTAAATTACGGCAAGGACCGCACCACTCAGCACCTAAATATACGATTGTAAATTTCTTAGGGATTTCAAAGTTGTTTGGATTAATTTTGTTCATACTTAAAATTTTTAATAATGATATTTTTACCTTATAATGTTCCTAGCAAAAAAAATGGTCGTTGGATTGGAGGAAATAAAATCATAAATAGTGAGGCTTATCATACTTATGTTAAAAATACAGAATGGCTTTGGATAAAGACTCGTCAAAAATGGCTGGACCAAATTAAAGATAAAACTCCTCCATATCTTGTAGGTTTGCATTATGTCCGATCTACTAATCAAATATTTGATTATATCAATCCCAATGAAACCATTCAAGATCTCATGCAGAAATTTGAATGGATTCCTGTAGATGATTGCAAAACAATTATTACATTTCCTTTTATGATTGATGGTAAATGGTACCAAGTGAATAAGCATAACCCCGGAGTTTATATTAAACTGTTTCATTATCTGCCTTTTCAAGCGTTAAATCCTGTAGAGGACTACTATAATCCTCTTTTATAGTTTCTACTTCTTCTAAGAATTCAAATCTAGGATCTGCTACGGAGTTAATATTTTTGGGATTGTCTGTTTGAAGCTCGATCGGATCTGGATCAAAGTTTGGATACTTTGCTTTCATTTTTGCATGGTGCGTCTTTAACCAAAACAAGTACATAGGAATTCCGGCTTCCCCATGAATTTCAACATATTCTTTTAATTTTTTTCGGTGACTGAAGTACCTTGTTTTTGTAACTACTTGTCTATAAGTAAGTTCTCCGTTTATTGGTTTTCCCGAAACTGTTAGGTGTCCTTGTTTTAGAAGTTCAGTACCGGTTATTCGGGAACCTTCTTTATACTCTTCAATACAAGGTTTTAAATTTTTACTGGTTTGAGCTATAAGTGCTTTAAACCCCTTCATTCTTTTCTTCTGACCCATAATACAAAATTAAAAAAGGGGGAAGTTAAAGCAACATAACTTCCCCCCATACATTATAACTTCAACATCATACAAATGCTAGAAACTATCATAAAATCATTTGTATCTCCTAATTCGTAATTCAATTCCACTTTAGGAGATACGAGTAGGTACGACGTAATTTCTTTAATAAAACCTAATTCTCCGGAACCGAATTTGTATTCATTATTATTTTCTTTGGTGTATTTAAAACCTAATCCTGCATATAAAGATTTATAAATCATATGATTATACCCAATCTTATAATCTTGGTAATCATCCTTTTCTCTCACATTTAAATAGCCATAGACTAGTCCTTTATTGCAGATTGAATAACCAATACTGGGACTAAATGCTAATTCAGAAAGTTGCGTCCCCGATACTTGCGTATTGATTCCCGCATAAATTCTTCCTTTAGTAAATCCCACATAACATGTTGAATCTTGGGCATTTATACTAGAAAACCCAATTAAAATAAAAAGACAAATGCTAAAAAATTTGAGAAATTTATTCATAATTGAAAATTTACGTTTTACTTTCGCAGCAACAAAAATACATTTTTTTTGAAAAAGTAGTATAAAAATAAAAAGGGACCGATGCATTCACTCAAACAGTCCCTTTAATAAAATAAAAATGGTAGTCGCAAAGGTAAATAAATTTTCGAAACTTTCACCCCTCCTTACTTTTTATAAGTTAAAAGTACTTGTAACTCAACGAGGTAGCTACGGCGGTTTCCATAAAAATGAAATTAAAAACTTTGCAGAAATCCTATCTATAAATCGATATACCCTCTTAAACCATATTAAATACTTGCTTTCCAATGGTTTATTACAACGGGATCTTACAAATAAGGATCATTTTAGAGTAAAAAGAATTCTTGATACCGGTTACAACATAGCTGGAATTGTTGAAAATAAAGTTTTGCTCTCCTGGAATATTAAAGATTTCAAAAGCTTTGCCCTGGAACTTGCTACAGAGAATTTGATTAAAAAGCTAGAATACCATTCCCGGAGAGTGCTTCGTAAAAATAAAGGAAATTTATCCCAATTAACTGATACTCAAAGGACTTATGTTAATAGCAGAAAGGGTCCTTGTGAACTTAATGGCGTTCTAAAAGGGAGCCAACTAAGTCAATCACAAAAACCCATTTCATGCCGTTATCAAGGTCTCAAACTCGATATTAACAAAAGTACGGTTTCTCGTTGGAGAAAACAAAGAACTGATCTTTATTTTAATCGAATAGAGGTTACGACTTTCCCTCCAGATGCCATACCACATCTTCTAAATTTAAAACAAAGTCTTCCCGATAAAGGGCAATTCTTTATTTCTAAAGAAGGTAAGGTATGTTATCGATATATTGGTATCCGGACTAATACAAATATTTCGAGAAGAGTCAGAAGAAAAAAGGAGAGATCCCTTTAAAGATTGTCTCATTTTTTATTACTGCTTTTAAATACGCCGAAGTATTTAGGATTTACTTTATCAATTATTAATTTATGAAATATTTAATATTTATATTTTTATTAGGTTTCAGTTGTAAAAAGCCAATACCTCCATTACCCTATAAAGAACATATCTTTTTGGTTTATTATCCTGGAAATACTGATACTATTATTTTGTATGCAAGACGTGCATACAATTGGTCTTTTGCTGGAAGTAATTATATTTATCAAGACAGTACTAATATCGTAAGAACTACGGCTCCTATTTTATCCTTACAATAATTATTTACCTTTTAAATTAAAAATATGTCTAAAATTAAACAAAAGCATTTAATAGGGAAAATTCAGAATTTCCCTTTAGAAGTCGTAAAAAAAAATGTTGAAAAGACAAAAGGAATGTTATGGAGAAAAAATATACAAGTTTTTCAAGAGAATCCTCTTTCATATGACAAAGGTTTTATTTGGGAACATACTAGAGAAGGACATGCCTTTTGGGAAAAAATTCTTGTCCATGGAAATTTCGAGGAGTTTTTTGCTCGATACCCTAGAAAATTAAAATATCCTAGAGTTATGGAAGTTAGTAGAGATAATTTAACCTGGAGATCTCGTGTTGTATTTATGAAGAAAAACGATAGATTTCTAGCTTGGGATACTGCAGAAACAATAGCAGACTCCGAATACTCCATGCAGGTAAGTGCTTGGTCTTATGCTAGAGAAATTCAAAACTCTTCTTCTTGTAAAGATAACCTTGTCATTTCTGCAAAAAATTCTAATTTAACTCCCGAACTTAAAAAAACTCTGCAGCAACTTATTCAGGAGGGTTATGATATTCAAATAAATAAATCTAACTTAAATACTAAAAAAACCAGATCCTTCTGCAGAAATAAACCCACGAACTAAACACTGTTTTGAGATTGAAATTAAATTGAACCAAGAAAGATCAGTTTTAAATTTCTCTACTGACGAAAGAGTAATAAATCCAGGATTTAAACACATAAGGCTTACTATGGATCCCTATGAATTTTTAAATACATTCCAGGATTGGCCATATGTTGAAAATATTCGTGTAAAAATTGATAACTAATGAGAAATAAAAATTTAGAATGGGCAAACAATTGGTTAGCTGAACAACGTGCAAAAAAATAAATTTGGCAGTATCTAGAATCTATTAAAATAAGGAATAAAGATGAAACGTAGGAAATTTTTATCCGGGATTCTTCCGGCATTACTTACGGCAAAAGCTTTGGCAGAAATAATAAAAGAAGATACGCCTAAGCATGTTGGAGTTCAGGATCCCTGCAACCCAAAAAAAGGAGAAGTATGGGACGAATCTGGAAAATGGAGTCCTCGGGGACCTGTACCTGAAGGATGTGTTCCAGGTACTAGGAATCCTAGCTATGATCCAAAAACAGGATCGATCACATACATAGATCCGAAAGGTTTTACGATTTAAATGCAATATCATCCTTTTTTTGACGGTCCTTTACCTAAAGAATATCAGCAATGAAAGAATTAAGATGGTTTACAAAAGATGATGGCACTAGGGTATTGATGTTTTTAGAACAAACAGGTCCCTACTCTTTTAGATATGTGGATATTCCAAGAAAATATGAAAGTCTTTTGGCTAAGCATAATGAAACCGCTATGTTTAAAGTTAAAAAAGAGGACATTGAAACCTGTAGTTTAGAAATAGGAGACGAATGCTGCATTACAATGAAACATTTACCTACAGGAGTTACTGTAAAAAAAGATAATATCAAAGTCACATTTGAAGAACGAGAAGAATTATTAAACCACCTTTTAAATAAAATCAAACAACATCATGAAAAAATTAATTCTTAGTCTTTTATTGTTTACTAGTTGTGGTTATGAAGCCGCTATGCCTGACGCGAAAATTTATAAAATTAGTTTTCAAAAAGACAATCTTTGCCTTTATAAACTAGATAGATCAAGCAGTCTTATGTTTTTTAGCGTAAACAAGGGATGGTTTATTGATACCTGCGGAAAATTCAACATAGGCGATATTGTTAAACACACTAAATAATGATTATCTCTAAAGACAGCATAATAACTGAGTCTGTTTTACAACAAGGTCTTGCAATTTTTTTAGACTACCGAAAAACTATAATAATTCCTAATGTAAGCTATGGCTGGCAATTAAAACATGAAGCAGATTTAATTTATATCAGGAATCGGAGTGCTACAGAAATAGAAATAAAAACTACTAGAACAGACTTTCTAAATGATTTTAATAAAAAACATGGGCATGAAAACAAAAAGATAAATCGTTTGGTTTATTGCATTCCTAAAGACTTACAACAACTGGCTGAAAAAACTTTAAATAGTAAAATCGGAATTGTTTGTTTTGAACGGATACTATATACGTATAGTAATAAACACGATAAGCTTGTTTTTACCAAAATCAGACAAGGCTCGTTTAAAACTCCGAAACACATATTAACTGATCAGGAAATCATTGCTATCATGCGCCTTGGATGCATGAGACAATGGAACAAACACAATGTAACCTTTTAAAATCTTTTATATGAAATTATCAATTTTTAAATTAGCAATCCTTTTACATCCAACAGATGAAGAAGCAAAAAATGGAATTAAAACTACTTTTATTCAAGAACCTACTTATGTTTTAGCAACTAGTCAACAAGTAGCGGAACGCCAAGCCCTGGTAAGCCTAGATCCTAAGTATAAGGATAAACTTGAACAAATAGTAGTTGCTTGTGGTCCTTTTTAAAAGCTGTTAATACCGGGCAAGATATTAACAGCTTAAGTAACGAAGATAAATTTGCCAAAAAACTAAGTAACGATAAATACAATGATTCAACAGTTAATCTTTTGTCTTCTAGTGGAACTAATTTATCATCGAATATTGCAGAAAGTCTTAAGGTAAATGGTAACAGCCTTACTTTTTCAACTGCTGACGGTGTACAAGCTCTTTCAGCAAATCCGGCAACATATACCTGTGCTGCAAATATTATGCAAAAATAGAATTATAACTACTTGGACCACTAACTACCTACTGACTGTGGTTTAAATAAAACTCAGGGTTTTGCCTAGTAGTTTTTTTAATTTAAACACCTAACAATGTCTAAAGAAAAATATTATACCCCTAGTCTAAATGAATTTCATATCGGGTTTAGATATGAAGCCTCTAGAGAAGCTAAGTTAATACAAGAAGGTAAAGGCAATACTTGGTATTCTAATTCAATAGAATGTTTACAGGATTTTGAAATTTTGGGACTTTGTGAAAATTTAAGAGTATCTTATTTAGATCGGACTGATATTGAAGACTTGGGTTGGAGTGGCTATAAAAGAAGTACATGTGATTGGTATTATATAAAAGGATTTTATACGCTTAAAAACCAATTAAGATATAGAGCTTTTAGACTTCTTCATTGTCGTGATAGAAATACTGTGAAAATAACTGGCTTTGAATATGAACATCAACTTAATGAAAAAACTGAATTTGATGATCTTTTTAATGGAGAATGTAAGAATTATAATGAATTAAAAAATATAATGAGTGCACTTGGAATTATCCAAAAAACTTAAAATAAATATTTGAAGGATCCTGTTGGAAATTTATAAAATACCATATATTTGTCACGCGAGGTGGAGCAGTTGGCAGCTCGTTGGACTCATAATCCAAAGGTCGCAAGTTCGAATCTTGTCCTCGCAACAAAACCCTTAATAGCCATGAAAGCTTATTTTAATCTGCAAAATTCGGAACGTTTTTCTACCAAAAGTGGACCGGAATAGCTATGCATTAATTTAAGCAAGCAGAATTAAAAGAGCCCTGGTCCATGCCGGGGCTTTTGCGTTTATGGCGCTGTTGACAAATTGGAATAAGTCACCACACTTTCACTGTGGACAATATGGGTTCGAACCCCATCGGCGCTACTAAATATCCAAGTATAATTGGAAAACATCGATTTCCGATCACAATAGATTCAAGCCTTATTACCCGGAATATTGCTATCTTGTATTTGTGAAACCCAGTAAATATATCATGACTATAACTCAAACCAATGCTTTATTACTTAAAGCCGAACTCAAGAATCCCCAAATTTGGGATCCCTATCTGACAATACAATCTGAGAATGATGGGAGCCTGACTATGCTACAAGGCGCTAATTCCGAAATAAATGAGGATGCTGATATTCAGTGGCCAGCCGGGGAAGAACTCCCTCAAAATGGAATGGAATCCGGAATTATTTATAATAATTTTGAATTTCAGACTTATTTGAATTAATTTTGAAGTCTCTGGTTAATTTTACAAACCTTTTTGCTTCAGATCAGAGTGTGCCCTGGATCTCCCGATCACAGGGCTCTTAAGAAATTTCATAAGCAGTTTTTAATAATCGAACTAAGTAAGGGGAGAAATCCCCTTACTTTTTTAAGAAGTAGGTTTTTCTTTCTCAGGTTTCGAACCTACAGGTACTTCCAGGCCTAAATCTATACTTGCTTTTTTATACACGTTCAGGGCCCCTAGGACCAAAACAAAACCTATAAGCATTACAACACCTACACCAATCCACATCAGTATGTACCGGTAATGTAATCCCGCGGATCCTATTAAAATTCCTACAAAAAACACTAGAACTCTTCGTATAATATGGACATGTTTTTTCAAAAATAGAGATCCTACAAAGGAAAGTACTATCCCAAGAATACTCAGGTTTAATAAAAATGGAACTACATTTGCTAACATCTTGATTATTAATTTAATATAAATAATAAGCTAAGATAAAACTATTTATAACAATGCTAAAAATTTTTTAGCATTTTATTTTACCTTTACGACAACAATTTTTATTAAAAATAATAAATCCATGACAATCACACTATTACAAGATTTGAGGATAACTGATACTATATTTTACATTAGTTCCCCCGATTTTTTAAATCGGCAATTATCTTTTAATTCCGAAGGAAAAACTTTTTCAATAAAGCTGACTGCTATCGTTAGCATGCAGCGAAACCCAGATTCTGGACTTATTGAAGTTGGCTACACTTTTATAGATATTTCCGGGGAGCGATTTGAAATGAAAGCCCAGAATGAGTTTGCAAAAATTGAAAGGCCCCGACAGCACTTACCTAATTTAGATGCTATCCCTGTTCCAGGCGACTCCCGAAATCCTACTTTGCATGTATTGAAAGTTTGCCGGGATTATAACGAGAACGAAAACACCATTTTATTAAGTCTTCCCTATTTAAGTAATATGCTTGTTATTCATAACAAAACTCTTATACTCAGACTTGGAAAAATGTTAACGCAGATAAAAAACAAATACTTATACGAGTGTATTCCTCGTTTAGATATTGTTAGATTTAAAAAAGGGGACATTGTCAGTGCTACTGAAGGGGCTGTTAATAATTCAGAAATAGCAATTAATACTTTATTTCAAAGAATTTTAAGACTAGCTCCTCATTTCTCCAAAGAGGTTCTTTTAGATTTTGATTTTACATTTGCACAGTTTGCCAAAGCTTATAGAAAAGAGCTAGTACTTGAATTTCAAAAACTTTCACCCATACATTCCCATTTTTTATTTAAGGATTTAACAGAGTCTCCTACTTTTACTGAAAACGAAGCTATGTATGCAGATTGGAATAGAGCTTTAAGCAAAGTTTCCTTAGAAACTTTACAAGCAGCAGCATCCCGCATACCAATGATTCTGACCAAAGTTTATAATGGAAGTGCGATACGACCTACCGATCTAGATTTAAATAAAATTCCTGCAGATGACGGACCTGAATAAATTAAAATTATGCATACGATTGTATCAGAAAAAAGAAACTAAAATTATTCTAGATTATCTTCATAATAAAACTTTCAAAAATAAAATTAGTCAGCTAGATATAATCTTTAGATTAAGAGCTCATAATCAATCAAACACCGCCCACACTTTACGTAAATTAAAAATGTTAGGTTTGATCCAATCAATGAGACATGGTAAATATACCTTCTATCAAAAAACAGATCTTACACTTGTCAAAGTTATAATTCAACTTACACAAGACATTCAATTAAAACTAAAAACTGAAACGGAATCTGAATATTAAACATTATTTTTAACTATCACAAATACTAATTATGGATTCATCACAAAACACCGCGCCCACGCCCAAGCCTCTTTTAGTACAAATAGCTGACTACTTAGAGAATACCATCAGTGTTCAAAGAGAAATTAATGAAAGACTACTTACCATTTTTCCCCAGGAACGTCCGCTTAAGGCTGATTGTGATACAGAATCACCTAAAGTTCTTCCCATTCCTGAAGACATCAAAAATCGCTTTATCCTTTTACAAAAATTAAGTCTTGAAAATCGTGATCTTCTAGGAAAGCTAATTCCCTAAAATAGAGAAAGCCGACACGGCTGCCGGCCTCTCTGACGAATTTTAAAAATAACCTATTACAAAGATAATATTTTATATGACTTACTTTACTCTAAAACGATTCTATGTCTTTTTTAAACTCTTCATAGCTTCAAAATTCAATTATTGCATTTTTTGCCATGGCGACCTCTTCGCTTCTCTCTCATGCCCATATTGCCTTAATACAATCCCTCAAAAAATTCACTTCACCCAACTTAAACCTTACATCCCTTTCTTCCATCCCTTCCATATCATGCACATCCTTCGTAGTATCATCTATCCCCTATCCGTCCTACTCCTATTCCACTCCTCTACTATCCTCTTTATTCTTTTTATCATCCTCGTCTGCTTCCATCTTATATTTTTGATCCTATCCCAAAAATATATAGTATTCCTTCGCCTACATAAACAATTCTTTAAAGTAGGCGATGTCATAGTCTTTTCCTCTAAAGAAAGACTTCTTATCATTGATGACTTCCATTCGAACTACCGAGCCATTTTCATTCCATTAATTCCTTCTAATTACTTAACTCCAAAATCTTAATACATGAATCCTATTACCTTTAATGCTAATCAAAGCCTCCCTGACTACCTGACCTATCTCCAATTCATTTGCGCTAATTTAAAGCAATTCCATAACATCCAGGAACCTCCTAAAAATCACCCCTACTTCGCATACTACTCCCGAATATTTAATCTCTCTAAGATGCTTAATGAAATTAATACCTTCCAAAAAAATAATCCTAACTCTAAAAAAATAGATATAGATCTTCAATATTCATCCACTTTCTTCGCTCACAAATTCGTTCGATTTGTAATTACTATCGATAACATCCCTCTCCGAATTCTAGCTCATAATTTTGAGTATTTTCAATTTACCGCCGCGCCCTCAAAAAAAGTACTAATATTCCCTAGCTCACATTCCGCTTACTATCCTGCCAAATTTTCCCAAATAATACAAGCTCTTGCAACACCTTCCCTCCTCTCTTCTATCACCCTCACACTCCTCAAATTTAATAAACCTAAAATCGCTTTCGCCATTTTTAATAACTTCCTACGAATCCCTTCGTAAATTTTAAAACCTATAAACTCTCCCTCACTTTCAGTACCCGGTAATTCGAATACCGGGTATTGAACCCCTATTTTTTTTCGATACCCCCCATGCGAGGGCGATCGGAGAGTGTCTTTTGGGTATGTTTGAAATAAAATAAAAGGAAGGTATTGTCTTGGTTTTAGTTTTGGTTTTGCCGACATAGAGTTGACGAGAGGATGAAAACAGAAATTGGAAGGAAGGATGTGTTTGTTTGAACAGAGAGCATGCATCTAAAAATATAACTGATATAAAGCTTGGGCCGGGGCGTGCCTGGGATATAAACGCTGACAGGCACACTGGGTTCAGTATCGATTGGTGTAGGAGAAGCGAAGCGAAGGAATGATCACCGGAGCCCGGCCCTACATCAATTGTTTTACTCACCGTTTAAATCGTTTATCATGCAACTGTCTATGATTCAAAGACATCTTGACAGAATAGCTGAAGCAGAAGTCCAACAGAAAATCCAGCGTGAGCTGGAAGAAGTAGGACATGTGACTGCGGCAGATTTCTGTTGATATGCCAAGGTTATGGAGTCTGGGACCTGGTAGGTTGGTTGTTGCCCAGGGAAGATCAGACTCCATGGACCTTTTAAAATGTAACTTTTAAAAACTATTATATGAAATACGCATTGATCCTCGTCTCTATACTGTTAGTATTAGCAGTAGGGAGAGAAAAAGCTGCTGAGAAGCAGCTGGTAAAAATCCCCGAGCATATCGGGGCTTACACGAATCTCGATATTGTATGGGTTAATACCCATACGTACGAAATCTCCACGGAAAGTGGAGAGGTTTATGGAAAAGAAGAAAGCCTTGCAGAGGCTTTAGATTTCCAGGAATGGATAACCGCGCAGCATGCGGTTATCTATGATGAAATACCGAAAGGGAGTTTTACCCGCGGGAATTTTATGACAGATAGAAGACTTGAAGTATACCGGTCTATAAATCAGGAATCAATAGCATTTATCGGGTATCTGTACGTGATGAAGCAAAAAGATACTGAAACAGACTATGATGTATACCAATACAAATTCCAATCTGAAACTCCTGAAATAAGAAATCGATTAACAACACAAATTTAAATTAAACAACATGCAAACAGACTTTTATTACATACTAGAGAAACTAGTAATATTGAAAGAACCTGCTCTCTATGAGCGAGCAAAAAAAATAGAATTGGGGTTAATAGAGACTCCAAAAACAGCCCTAATAAGGCTGTTCCCAGGAGATCCAAACTACCCTAAACCCGCAACAGGGTTTAAATTCAAACAAGATTTCAGTGCTGTAAACATATTAGTAGATGTTGAGGAATACAAGATCTATAAAGATGAAGTATTATTCGGCGGGCATTGGTATCCAGTAATGTCAGTAAATCCTACCGATTTAACTCAAATTCCTATAGAAACCTCTCAGAAATGAAAACAGTAATTATTCTCGTATTCCTATTTGTTGGGCAGCTTCATGCCCAGCAAATAGTAGATCTAGATGTTCTGGATAAAACGCCAAAAACAGAACAACAACTGATCGGAAAGTCTGTAAAGACTGCCGACCAAGCTCGATTTAAAGGAAAACTATTCCCCATTTACACTTCAGTAAATGGCAAACAATTTATCGTCTACCAGAATTCCCGCGGGAACTGGACGAAGAAGTATCTCAAATAGTTTTTATAGAGCTCCTCGCCAATGCAAACGTGCATTGACGGGGAGAGTAAACGCTGACCGATGCACTTCCTAATAGTATTGATTATTAATTATTAACTGCGCCGGGCAGTCCCCGGTATTTTATTAGCTTATGAGTAAATTAACTAACGAACAACTGTTGGCGAAGTACGCCGACTTTGTTCCAAACGAGGAAGGTGCCTCTCCGGTAATCTTTGCCGATTCAGACACGTCCCAGGTAGGACCCTGGGCCCTCTTTATTCAATTCGTTGCGTCAAAAGTGAAATCTATTCACCCATTAAAGGGTGAACAGGAATCGCTCCAAATTGTAGTTGCACGAGTGATGTGCAACGCAACCGCAACAATTTTAGCGGATCTTCCAAACATTGGGGAAACTCTCCCCGATGATATTGGGTTATTCCGGGATTTCCGCTTTGTAAAACAAGGTGCAAATGCACCAGAAGCGCGCTTCGGACTTCAATCCGGGTTTCAAGTCTTCACCAATTCATCGGGCATGGCATCGTTCAATGCAAAGGGAGAAATCCTGATGCTGAACGAATACATAGCGCCAAAGGCATCGGCTGGACATCCAAATCCTTTCCCAAGCGGAGAGCGCTTAACTTCCATCCGCAAGGATAGCAATCCGGCCCTCTCCCAAAGAGAGGCTTATTTCGCAGCATACGCAAATGCGTATGGTGCTAAAATAACTGCGCCCGAACCTGTATTCTAAACCTAACCTGTATTTTAGATCCTACAAAGACAGTCCTTTACCGGACTGTCTTTTTTAATAAATACCATTCCAACCCTCCAACGCTGACCGATGCACTTTATCCAACGCTGACCGACACACTTTCTCCCTCGCTCAATCTTTACCAGAAGGAACCTAATTGAATACAGTTAATATCTATCAATATTTTTAAACCGGCGGAAAAGATTATCTTTATACCATTAAATAACCTACTACTCTATTACAGTATTAAATAGGTATAACCAATGTCTCAAACCTTTAAATACTTCCACACATTCCCTCATCCTCCTCCTTATTTATCTCATAATTGCATAGGTCACCGAATTTAATTTGTACCTCTCGCCGATCATACAACCTATTGAACCTAATTTTTTATCTATTTTCCAAATTCTATTACGCTAAAACGCAAATTCACAATGAAAAATATAATATTATCCTATCTATTGGTCATACTTATCGCCATTACAATTAAACTCGGATTCCATTTCGCTTACATACACCCTTCTCATACCTTTAATCCTTGCAATACCTCTAATCCTAAAATAGTACTTGTCTATTTTAACGCCGAATTAGTTCAGGTTTTAGTTGATTCTAATACATACTCAAAACCAATTTCAATATTCTATACTTCTGCACTACATACTCCCAATATTCACTCACATGTCGTCCCCTTCCTCTCAGATTCACTCCAAAACTTATATCATACTACCTTCTTTCCTCTCATTTCTTACGATTAACACTCATTATCAGCTATTTATAACTGTTTCTCGAAGGGTCTCCCGATTCCCCGAGTGTAAATCCTATGGATACGTAGTCCGAAGTTATTGAGGTAACAGACAAATTTTTTGGGCAAAAAGTATATGGTAGAAGTATTAACTGGTGTAGGAATAGGATAGGTGTTTGGATTGGGGAGTTAGAAGGTTATAAATAATTGATTCACAAATAAATAAACAAAAGATGAAAGAAATTAAAAATCAGTATGGAAAATGGCTATTGAATAGAGTTAAAGGCTATTTTGAAGATGCGTGGAATTGGTATAGATTAAGGAAAATAGGCAATCGATTAAGATCGCGAGGGCTTAAGGTGATCTTACAACAAAGTAAGATTAATCCGGAAGTAAAACGATTATGGGTAAATGCATTGTTATCGGGAGAATATAAAAAGACTCAACTTAAGTTAAGGGAAGAAGATTCTTATTGTGTAGTAGGGCTATTGTGTGAATTACATAGAAAAGAGACTGGGGTAGGAGATTGGAGAAATAAGAATAGTTATATAGGCTGGAGCTTGATAGCGCCTAGAGAAGTAAAGGAATGGGCAGGGGTAGTTAGTGATTATTTTCTTAATACTGTAGCAGAGTTTGAGTATGAAGTAAGAAATGAGAGAGGAGAGTTAATAAGAATGGAGAAAAGAGAGCTAGGTATAATGGGATTAAATGATTTTGGGAAAAGAGAGAAAGAAGAAGAGTTAGTAGGAGAGTTTAGCTTTGAAGAGTTAGGGTATGTAATAGAAAGAGCATTCTAGGTTGTCATCCGCCGGATGGACTTTTTTGGTCCGGACAGTTCTGGATATCCTCCGGCGGATCTTTTTTAAACAATTAAATCAACAAAAATGAACAAAATTTCGGCAATTCAGACTTTAAAAGATACCTGGCTGAGGATACAGCTCATGTGGTATGGAATATGGGCAAATCTAATCCTGCTAAAAACAGGGTATAAAATTATAGAGCAGGATCATAAAATGGATAAGCGTATAAAACTAAAATGGGCAGAAGCCTTACTTAGTGGAGATTATAAAAAGGGACAAGGATCTCTAAAAAAAAGAGACTGCTATTGTGTAATGGGAGTCTTGTGTGACCTACACCGAAAAGAGACAGGCACAGGGCGTTGGATAAATCTAGTAGGTTTTGATGAAAGTTATGAAAGTGAGGATACTATAAATCACTTTATGGTCACTGGTGGAGTATGTAATTGGGCAAAAGTTGATAATAGTTATTTTAATAGGAAAGTAGTAAGACATAAAAAATTAAAAGGGGTTGGCGAAATGATAGCAATCTCAGGTCTAAATCTAATACACTTAAACGATCTCGCAAAATTTCAGGGAAGGTTTAAATTAGGATTTAAACAGTTAGCTTATATAATGTACAAATCGTACTAGGTTGTCATCCGCCGGGAGGGGTTTTTCGGACCAAACTGGTTCTGAATCTACCTCTCCCAGGTCGGTATTTTATAATTAAAATAGAAACATAGAAATGGAAGTATTCAATCAACTTTTTACAGGA